GTATAATAGTCTTATGATGAAATGTGAAAGGAACTCTGTGAATACTCTGAAAATCTCTATTAAAACTGGTCGTGATGGCAAATCTGTCATTTTTCTGGGTGACAAGAAGGTTACGACTGGCAAGACTGGTCGTGGTCTTGAAGAGGTTGTCGAGTTTCACTACAAGAAAATCACTGGTGTGAAAGCTCCCTTCAATCTTATCATGGGTGAGACCAAAATCGAAGAGTCCAAGTCTACCAAATTTGACATCAATCAGCGTTTCTCGTTCGTTGAGAAGTTGGTCGGTATGGTTGCTGACTCTGTTCAGCCCTCTGCCATTATCACTGGCGAAGGTGGTTTGGGTAAGACTTACACTGTGACCAAGACTCTTGAAAACAAGGGTTACAAAGACATTAGCGATCTGGCTGACTTTCAGGTCGGCTCTGTGATTAACACTCGCAAGTGCTTCACCATGGTTAAGGGTTACTCTACTCCTAAGGGTCTGTACCGTACTCTGTTCGAAAACAACAAGAGCATTATCGTGTTCGATGACTGTGACTCTGTTCTGAAAGACCCTGTTGCACTGAATCTGCTGAAGTCGGCTCTTGATTCTTACGGTAAGCGTATCATCTCCTGGAATGCTGACATGAAAGACGAAGATCTGCCACGTAGCTTTAATTTCGAAGGTCGTGTGATTTTCATCTCTAACATGGATGACGGTAAAATTGACCAAGCCATTCGTAGTCGTTCCATGATGATCGATCTGTCCATGACCACTGAGCAGAAAATCGAGCGTATGGAAACGATCGCTCTGTCTGACGAGTTTCTCCCTGAGTACGACAAGCAGATCGTTCGTGATGCATTGGGTCTGATTCGTGAAATCAGTGCCGAGTGCAAGGAAATCAGTCTGCGTACACTGATCTCGGTTTCCAAGGTTCGTGCTTCCAACACTGACTGGAAAGATCTGGCTACTTACATGTTGACTGCTTAATGGGGGTGGGGTACTCCACTATGACCCTACACTGTACAGGGTCTTTTGCGAAAGTGCTTTACAGAAAATTGCAATTGGAGTATACTCCCTCTGTAGTCGAAAGAAAGGACACAAAATGTTGAAATTGATCGGTCTGGTTACTGTTGTTTATTTCGCTTGGACTTGGGGTGTGATCTCTGCAGTGGCTTACGTTGCAGCGAGCATTTTGCGTGTGTTGGTTTAACGACTCCTCCATAGGGGGGTCTCCATAGAGGGGGGGTCTCTATACACTACCCCTCTGTATAGAAAGGATATATTATGGCTGCAGTGAAACACTTGATACATGACATACTATACATGCTACGTATGCATGCATATGACTATGATTATGTAGCATACAAATTGAATATGAGTGTTAGTGATGTGCGTGCAATTGCAAAGGACTATAGAGATATACTATGATTACTATTAGTGGACTGACTAAGCGACAAGTAGAGCTATTGGACACCATGTGGGATCTAAAGGACATGGAGGACTATGAGCAGTGGAGAGATAGTCTTGATGAAGAAACTATGAATATGGTGGATACATTGGAGCAAATGGTCTTACTTGCGCAATCAGATGAATTGGAAGATTGTGAGTGTGAAAAAGCAATGGCATACTTGGATAAATTTATGCTATAGGGGGTAGGGGTAAAAATGAGTCGAAGGGATTAAAGGGACTCCTGGGTCTTTTCCCTATGCTCGGTGAAACCCCGACCCTAATTTTAAACGAAGGGACTCCTTATGGGACTAAGAGTTAGAGTAGTGAAGAAGATTGGTGGCACTAAAATGTTATTCGGTAAGAATGGCGTCACTGGCTATAAGAGATTTGGCGATGTTGTGCTTTCTTATCATAGACCATATAAGAGTAAGGGGACTCCTGAAGAAACTTACTCTAACTATGATAGTGAGGATACGCCATGGATGACAGGGGTTTTCTGGAATATGGGGGTAATGGCTCTAGGATTCCTTGGGTTTAGTTATCTTTCGGGATCTATTCTTGCGGGACTCCTTTCCGCTTACATAGTGTATATTGGCATTCATACCTTCATTGTTGCATCTTATTGGAACGTGAATAAAGCTGATGTTATGCTGCAGTATTTTACTCCAGTATTTGGTGCATTCGTTCTTTGGTGGGCATATTTGATTTTGTTTATTGTTGCATTATTTTTAGTTTAAGGGACTCAGGCTATATTATGAAATCTATTCGTGTATTTAAAACTGTTAATTATTGGATGGACGTACCACTGGAAGACGGACAGGATCCTGAAGAAGTAGTGGGGAATCTTAGGGACTCCGACTATACATCTTGGGACTCCGAGGAGATTGACTCTGGGTATTTCGAGGAAGAGGTAGACGACGATTATTACAATGATTCAATGGATGGAGACCATGATTCTGCAATGGCTTCCGCTGGATTTGGAACTGACGAAGATTATGGTTATTACGGAGAAGACTAATGTTGGATACTAATTTGCATATTGTAATTCTATACGTTTTGGGGCTAGGATTCCTTGCGGGACTCCTTGGCTGTGCACTTAATGCTTTTGTAAAGAGTATATTTAAATGAATACCTTATTTGCATTAATGATTGTAACAGGGGTAGGGGTATCAGAGGGTTATACTTTCGCTTCGCTTAAAGATTGTCAAGAAGCATCCAATAGAGTGCGGGACTCCTTTTGTGTTGCCAAGATTCCAGTTCGAGTGGATGTAGATATGGGTGTTGCAGGAACTATGTCTGTGGATCGTATGTTTGATCTATTGCAGCACATGAAAACAAGAATGGAGAAATTGCAGTAATAAAGATACCCTTTACTTTAATAAGGTTTTTCAGTAGAATTTCCTTACAGTCGATTTTGGCTGGGTTTTAGAAAGTATCAAAGGTGTGGATTATGGCTATGTGTGGATTTAATTTAAAGTCAGTGAATGTTAAGTTATCGATTAAACAGGAAGAGCAAGTCGTGGTCGCTTCGCTTAGGAAGCATTGTTCTAATTTAGAACGTGAGTTGCTGAATCATGCCATGGGGTATGACAGTATGACTCCTCAAGAGGTATCCGATAGCTTAGGATTTATTGAAAGTGCAACGTTGGTTATGAGACATTACGGAGATTAAGATGGGATTGATTGGACGCTGGGAACCGAAGGATATGTACCAAGAAATTTGGAAACTCTGGGACGAGGGACTCCGTCCAACCACAATCGCTGCGCTCTTAAATATTACACTCCAGGAAGTATACGATACCCTGGACGATGGGGACTCCTACGAGGAGATGGAAGTATATGATGAGGATTTGATGTAATGAGTTACGCACGTTGGAGTAATAGTGCTTGGTATGCGTTTTATAACGTAAATGGTAAACTGTCTTTGTGGTATGATATGGATCACACGATCGATATTGACTATGAGGATTGTAAGACCATCACTGCAGAAGAGATTCAAGCTGTCTATGGCTGTACCGAAGAAGAAGCAGCTGAAGCCATGCGATATGTGGAATATTTCATGGAAGATTATGACCCCAAGGATGGGGAGCAGTATCAAAAAGAGTTGGCAGAATTTATGGAGAAATTAAATGATAAGTGATGAAAACCTAGAGAAGTTATCCCATGAGATCGATGATATGCTTGGCGATCTTGGGATTCGTTATGAGATTAATATGCTAAGTTTGTCCAGCGTAGTTCTGGCAAGACTTGCACTGATGAATATGTTTGTTGGTAATAGAGAAGACTTCAATCGTCTGATCCATGAAGCAGTTCTCCCTGTAACTGAAAAAGAAGTTTCGGTGCACTGATTATGGTTGAGATTAAAGAGTCTTTCATTTCTGACGCTGACTGCGACTTGATTGTAGCAGAAGTCAAAGAACGTGAGAATAGTTGGAAATTCTACAAGGACATTCACGTACTTGGTAATAGTTTCTATCGTCATTTAATCTCAACGAACTTCGATCGTGACGCTGCATGGAAAAACTATTCAGAAACATTTGACACGGATAGTTTTGGGCAATCAATCTTACATACAAAACTACAGGATCTTTATGGTGTATATGCTGTTCGATACATGAAGGGTTTTAGTAGACCTGGATATCAAATCGTCACACAGGAAACTCCACGCATCTGGCACTATGATGATGAGAAGTTGCGTTACCCATATGAGCATGCGTTTCCCGATTACATGAGATTTGACTACTTTGATGAAGTGTTTACGTATACGCTAATGCTCACTGAGGGGAATTTTACCTATGAATATTATCCTCAGACATATTCCAAGTATAAAGAAGAACCTGAGTTTTATTGCAAAAAACATCATGGACTTCTTGGCGATGACTGCGACTGCGATCTCAAAGACCCAGTTACATTGTCATACAAAAAGGGCGATTTAATTATTGCAAAAGATCGTTACCTACATCGTGTAGGTGCTTCTACCTTTGCAAAAGACCAAAGAATAACTTTGCAAGGACATGGCGTAAGGAAAAATAAAGTTCTTTACATTTATTGGTAATTAAGGTATAATTATATTATGAACAAAGGTTTAACTATTCCCTTCGAAGTCGCCGATGGCATTACTCTTGCAACATTGCAAGATCAGTATGCTTATCTAAAAGAAGAACTGCGTGCTCACGTTGAGGAAGGTAAGTATCTTCATAAAGATGATGCGTATAACTCACAGTTTAAGTTGCTTCCTTCATTGGAAGTTTTAATTGAATATTTTGGTGGTAATTGTAAATGACATACAAGCCAGGAATGATGTTGAAAGCCAAGACATCAGGAATCGTTATCAAGTTAATCTCTAAAAAGAATGGTAATGGTCACTGGAACTCCATGAAAATTGGTCGTAAGAAAGCACATATGATCCACGAGGGAACTCTGGATAAATTTTATGAGGAAGTGAAATGAAAGTAGCAATCTGTAGCGATCTGCATCTTGAGTTCGGAGATATCAATCTGAAGAACGATCAGAATGCTGACGTATTAATTTTAAGTGGTGACATTTGTGTTGCCAGAGACATCGGTCGCCCAGATCCTAACAATTTTATGGAAGGTTCACGGAGCAGTCGCATCGTTGACTTCTTTAAGCGTTGCAGTTTTCAGTTTCCCCATGTGGTTTATGTAATGGGTAACCATGAGCATTATCATGGCGACGTTGCTGAGAGTGCCAACAAAATTCGCTCGATGCTGGCATCAAACATGCTAAGTAATGTCCATTTTCTTGATAAAGAAACTGTTGACATTGATGGTGTTCGTTTCATCGGTGGCACTTTGTGGACTGATATGAATAACGAAGATCCTGTAACTCTTGCACATATCCGTGGCATGATGAATGACTTTCGTATTTGTGCAAACAGTAATCGTATACTTACACGTAAAGTTCCCGTTTACAAGAAAGATGAGAATGGTAACTACGTCACTGAGAAAGTTGGAGACATCAATCGCACTGTTCAAGATGGATTCAAATTCAAAGAAGAACCTGCGACATGGTGTCCTGAAGATGCAGTTGAAGACCACAAGAAGATGATTAAGTTTGTTGAGCATGTGTATGTGGATACGCCACTATCAATGAAAATTGTTGTGGTTGGTCACCATGCTCCAAGTAAATCTTCTACCCATCCTCGTTACAAAGATGAGACACTGATGAATGGTGGATATAGCAGCAATCTAAACGAATTTATTTTGCAGCGTCCAGGAATTAAGTTGTGGACTCATGGTCATACTCATGAAGACTTTGACTACATGATTGGTTCCACTCGTGTTGTGTGCAATCCTCGTGGTTATATCAACTACGAAGATCGTGCAGATCGTTTTGAATTGAAAGTGGTTGAAGTATGAGTGATTATACACCAGACAAATGGGTAGTCGTTAAGATTACTGGCAAGGATGTTCCACCTATTCATAAAGTTTTTGCTTGTTGGTATGGTGGATATGCTGGGTCTGACTCTTGGAAACTAAACAGTGGTATTACTAGAGCTACTCTTGAGGGGAACATGTATTCCTTTGAGGGTAGTTCTGGTTCAATCTATGATTGTCATAAAGGTTGTTATGGAACGAATGCGTATGGTGGTTCTGTACTCAATGGTATGATTGATCGAGCTGAAAAGAATGGAGTCTCCATGGAGATTCTACCAGAAGAAACTAATTGGTTGGAGATACATTATGAGTAAGACACGATGGACCATAGAAGTACAGGAAGACCCTGCAACTGGCGAGCAAATTTTGGAATTCCCTGACGACCTGATGGAATCTGCAGGATGGAAAGAGGGAGATGTCCTCGAATGGATTGACAATAAAGATGGAAGTTGGACTTTGAGGAAGAAAGATGAAAACACAAAAACAGATTGAGAATCATATTGAAGATATCAATAACAAAATTTGTCCCAATGAGATCGAGGAAGCTGTAGCATATCTTTATGCTCAAGTTTTGAGACTTACAGACGAAAACCAAGAACTTAAAGATAAAATTAAATTTATGGAGCAGGACTATGCCTAAGTTTACACTAATTGCAGAACATACAGATCTTTATGGTAAGCCAGATGGCACCAAAGTAAATTATGAATTTTACGTTGATAGTCTAGACAATGTTCTAGAACATTTTGATTTGTTTATTCGTGGTTGTGGATATTATCCGCAAGGAGTTTTAGATTACATCGTAGATGAACCTTCAGACCAAGAATGGTACAATGAAGAATTCCAAACACCTACTGAAACTAAATACAACCCCGATGAAATAAACCATTCAGGATTTTATTTTGATACGGAGAGAAACAAATGAGTAAAGTATTTACCGATGTTCATGTTTTCATGCGTTCAGCTGGACAAAAAGTTGGAGAAGATAATTATGACCAAGCAGATCTTTACTCTAGTTTAATTGACGAAGAGTATCGTGAATATATTGATGCACTTCGTGCTAAAGATGACGCAGAAACAATTGATGCATGTTTTGATATGATTTGGGTTATCGTAGGCTACATGCATTCACGTGGCTGGGATTGTGAAAAAATCTGGGACGAGGGTGCAGAATCCAATCTTGCCAAAATTGATAAGGTGACTGGAAAAGTTATTCGCAGAGAAGATGGTAAGATCTTAAAACCAGAAGGATGGAAACCACCAAATTTCCACAAATTTGTAAAAGTAAAAAAATAAAAAGGTATTACCATGAGAATTAAACTTTATTTAGATATGGATGGCGTATTGTCAGATTTTAACACAGCATACCAAGAAATTGGTGGCACAATCGACAATGGAAGAAAATTTAGAAAAGCTGTAATGGAATATAAAATTTTTAGAGATTTAAATTTTATGCCAGACGCAGAACAACTGTTGACGCATGTAAAAACAATTGATGATATTGATATTGAAATTCTAACATCAGTTGGAACATTCGATCCATTTGTTGGCGATGAAGTTAAAAAGCAAAAGAAAAACTGGCTCAAAGAAAAGAACATTAATTACAAACCAAATTTTGTTCGTTCTAAGTCAGAGAAATCAAAATATGCATTACATCCATACGGAAGCATGTTCCCAAACATTTTAGTGGACGATTCAGCAGGATGTATTGACCCATTCAATAGAGCAGGTGGTCGTGGAATTTTGCACACCAGTGCAGCAGCAACAATCCCTCTGCTTGACACAACTATTACACAACTTCGTGCAATTGACGGATTAAGGCTAGGATGAATGATTTACTCACAACAACATTTAAATGGATAAAGGATGATTGGTACTCTCACCCAGTTCGTTTCATCATTGAATTACTTGCTTGGGCTATTAGTATTGGGTGCAGTATCACTATGGCTCTTACTGTTCCCACTCCGCCATTACTTATTCTTTATCCTATTTGGATTAGTGGTTGTGCTATGTATGCTTGGGCTGCTTATACTAGGAAATCATTTGGGATGCTGGCTAACTACATGCTCTTGGTGACGATTGACTTTATTGGCTTAATAAGGATGCTAACATGACATTTAGATTTTGGATTCAAGAAATGTGGATGCAACATAAAGATGAATATATGGAGTTAGGAATGGCTATCCCAGAAGCATCTGCGCAAGAATATTTTAGTAAATATAAGTATTGGTTGAAACGTGAATACAAACATCAAAAATCTTTGGAGAATTTGGGCTAAAGCGATTGGTGAGAAGAGCGGTAGAACAGACCAAGAGTCAGATCAGATTGCATACGTTCGAACTTTCATTTTAGCTGTTTACATTATTACAAACTTGTTTATTATTGCAGGTGTTGTACGACATTGGTAGCTTTACTTTAATTCAATATTGGAGTATAATTATATTATGAATATATTTTATCTACACCACGATACAAAAATTTGTGCAGAAATGCACGTTGACAAACATTGCGTAAAGATGATTCTGGAATATGCTCAACTATTATCTACTGCTCATCGTGTCCTTGATGGTCACGAGTCCATTACTACTTCGGTTTCTGGGCGTAAGAAAAAAACTTGGACTATTAGCGATCATCGCAACGATGTCCTTTACAGTGCTACCCATATTAATCATCCTTCGGCTATTTGGGTGAGACAGTCTCTTGAAAATTATCAATGGCTATACAATATGTTCCGTGATTTGATTAAGGAATATAATTATCGCTACGGTAAAGTGCATAAGTGTTCTATGTTGCTTGGTGAGTTGCAGTATCCACCCAACAATATCCCCAAAGATAAACCATTTACTGAACCGACTCCTGCCATGCCAGACCATTATAAAGTAGCAGGAGATTCTATCACATCATACAAAAATTATTATCTCGGCGATAAGACGAGAATGTTTTCTTGGAAAAATCGTCCAACTCCGTCTTGGATTTGCTAAATACAATTATGCCTACATACACTTTTATCGATACAAACACTGGCGAGAAGTTTGACAAATTTCTGAAAATTGCGGATCGTGAGCAATTTCTCAACGACAACCCTCATATTCAATCTGTTATAACTGCGCCAGCAATTACAGGCGATCACGTTTCTGTTAAAAAGGATACAGGATTCAAGGAGGTGCTGCAAAAAATTAACGAAAGAAATCCACATAACGATTTAAGTAAAACTTCCTCACAATTATAACTCAAGGATTTTTAATGGCTCGCACATCAGCTGCAAAGAAAGTAGTAGACATTCATAATGACGAGCGTGAAACAAAACCTGTTACCAGTAATCAGTTAAAATTACGTTTAGATAATTTAAAAACATTTCAGCCACTCACCGATAATCAGAAATTATTTTTTGACGCATATAAAACAGGTGATTATTTTATAGCATTACATGGAGTAGCAGGTACTGGTAAAACTTTTATTGCACTCTATAAAGCAATAGAAGAAGTTCTCGATAAATCAAACCCATTCAATAAAATCATTGTAGTTCGCTCTGCTGTTCAATCTAGAGAGATTGGTCATCTTCCTGGCGACGTTGGTGAAAAGATGGAAATCTATGAACAACCATATCGTCAGATCTGTCATCAGTTATTTGATCGTAAAGACGCATGGGATCGTTTAGAAGAACAGGGTTATGTAACCTTTATTTCAACTTCTTTTATTCGTGGTATGTCTTTCGATAATGCAATTATTATCGTTGACGAAATGCAAAACTTGACATATGAAGAGATCGATACAGTTATGACACGTGTCGGGCATATGTCTAAAATTATTTGGTGTGGCGATTATCGTCAAACCGATCTAAATAAAAGAAAGAACGATGTTACAGGTATTTTGAAATTCTTTGATATTGCTCAACACATGAAAGCGTTTACTCGCATCGAGTTTACTGTAGATGATATCGTTCGTTCATCGTTAGTTAAAGATTATATCTTGGCTAAGTTAAAGTACGAAGATTACGAGGATAACAAGAAATGATAACAGCAGAACAATTCAAACATTTATTCCCAAGAGCACAAGATCCAGCATCTTGGGCTACATCAATGAATAATGTGTTTCCAACATATGAGATTAATACACCACATCGTGTTGCAGCTTTCCTCGCACAGTGTGGTCACGAGTCTGGTGGTTGGACAGTATTTGAAGAAAACTTAAATTACTCCGCACAAGGTTTATGTAGTATTTTCAAGAAGTATTTCCCTACTCTTGAATCAGCGACACCTTATGCACGCAAACCTGAAATGATTGCTAACAAAGTTTATGCTAATCGTATGGGTAATGGTCCAGAAGAATCAGGCGATGGATGGAAATATCGTGGACGTGGTCCGATTCAATTAACTGGTAAAAACAATTACATGCAGTTTGCCAAAGATATGTTTGACGACTGGCAGAACTTATTTGATAACCCAGATTGGGTTACTGCTGATAGAGACTTCGCATTGATGTCAGCTATTTGGTTCTGGAATAAAAATGGATTAAACAGAGAAGCAGACGCAGGCGATATTAAGACAATGACACGTAAAATCAATGGTGGATACATTGGTCTTGACGATCGCATTAAACACTACAATGAGGCTATACATTTACTTACATAATGAAAAATTTTATACATCATGATTTACCCAAACTTGAACGTGACACAAAACCCGATGGTACGAGGGTATATAAAACGCCATCGGGTCGAGCCTATCCAAGCATCACCACAGTTACAGGATTGCACTCAAAAGCAGCAATCATCGCTTGGCGAAAAAAAGTCGGAGAAGCAGAAGCCAACCGAATCTCAAATCGAGCAGCAACACGTGGAACAAGAATTCACACCCTCTGCGAATCCTATTTGCGTGGAGAGTCTGCTGAACCAGATATATTCGATCAAGAAGTTTACAGGTCGTTAATTCCACATCTAGACAAGATAAATAACATACATGCGTTAGAAGATCCGCTTTATTCAGATCATCTGGAAGTTGCAGGAACAGTTGATTGTATTGCAGAGTATGATGGGAAACTTGCAGTTATTGACTTTAAAACTTCTGCAAGAGTTAAGACTCGTGATAATATTTACGGATACTTTATGCAAACATCTGCTTATGCAGTTGCTTTCGAAGAACGAACAGGAATTCCTGTTGGTAAGTTAGTTATTATTATGGGTGTTGATGACAACGAACCATTAATCTTTGAAGAGAAGAGAGATGACTGGATCGGAGAATTTAAAAAGTTGCGACAAGATTATAAACGAATAAAGAATATTTGACATTAATGAGAAAGCAGGGTATAATGGTATTAAATGCTGAGATTGCACCAAATATAATTATATTTGAACAGAAAGAACTTCCTGAAGGATGGAAAGAGGGAGATATGTTTAAAGTTGTTATTGGTGCGAACGGACAAGTTACGCTAATCAAGTCAACAAAAGATGGCGTAATGTAAGAATTGCTGTATGAAGCAATGAGAAAGGTGTTCTGGACGTGGGTTCGACTCCCACCACCTCCACCTGAACATATTCCGAACCGAGTTATCGGTAGCAAAGCGAAACGCTGAGTATGTTCAGTTGGGGGTGCCATGGTTTCGACAGGGCAATGAGTAACAGAGTGGACAGCACGACACAGAGAGTCGTAAAAAGTAAACAACGTAAACGCAAACGACGCACAGTTCGCATTAGCAGCCTAAACACTGCTTAGGGTTTCGGTAGGTTTCCTCGTAACAGAATAACCTACCACGAATTAGTGAAGTCTTTGCTCGATGTTAGCAACCGATGCCCAATTGGCTCTTGTACTAACTAAAGTGGCGACATTAATTATGCAGTGGATCATATTAACTTTTACAAGGAACTATCATGAAATCGATTATCGCATTAGTAATGTTGTCATTCGCAACTGTTTCTTTCGCAGCAGAACCTGCAAAGAAGCCAGAAGCAAAGAAAGAAGAAACAAACTGCGTAACTAAGGACAAACAAGGTAAATGTCCTCCTGCACCTAAGTCTGAGAAACCTACTCCTAAGAAAGTAGAGCCAAAAGCTGACGCAGCGAAAAAGTAATACCTAAATAATAGACAGTGGGTTGGTGGAACCCAATAAAACCACCTTTTTACACACAACACAGAAAGGTAGTAAAATATGAGTAACATGACTCCGTTCGAGATTCGCCTTGAACTATTAAAAATGGCGAAAGACATGCTTAACGATGAATATTACGGTAAGCGTGAACAAATTAGCAACGACTGGCATATGAAAGTCGAATCTGCTAAACTCAATGGTGGCACGATTCCTGATCATCCAGGTTTTCCTGCTATCCCAACAGAAACTGAAATTATTGCTAAGGCTACTGCCCTGAATGGTTTCGTTTCCAACATCCCACTAGATACAAAGACTAAGAAGTCCACCTGATAGGGATCGGAGTGTGCAGTCACATGCACACTCTTTAACTTACTAAGGAGATTTATGAATTTAATCCGAGTTACATTTATTTCGATAGCAGTAATGGTAGCACTAACAGCTGCTGCTACATTTTATAGTAAAGGATACACTATACTTAACATTAAGTATGGACAGTTAACCACTGACGCTAGACAACAAGTTGATTGTTTGGCTGAAAACATTTATTATGAAGCAGGGCATGAACCCCGAGATGGTCAAGTCGCTGTTGCTATGGTAACGATGAATAGAGTATTAGATCCAAGGTTTCCGAAAGATATTTGTAGCGTAGTTAAACAAAAAACTAAGGTAGAATCAATCGGCGACACAAGAATTGCTTGTCAATTTTCTTGGTTTTGTGAGCCAAGAAAATCTATAAATCAAGAAGTATATAACAAAAATTTAGAAGTTGCGTTATATGTTTATGCTAATTATGAGGTACTAGAAGATAATACATATGGCGCAAAGTTTTATCATGCGGATTATGTACGACCAAATTGGAAGAATTTACAGAAGACTACAGTAATTGGTAGACACATTTTTTACAAGGATTAAAGGTGCAAAATATGATGCAAAAATTGAATTTACAGGTAAAAGAAGAACACTCACGTCATTCGTTCTTCTTGTTAATGGAAGAAGTTACATTAGCAACTTGTAAACAAGCAGTAGAATGGATCTTTGAAAACAATTTCCAAGAAGATCGTGCTGACTTACTTAACATGGTAATCACTTCTCCAGGCGGAGATTTAAATGCAGCATTTGCATTAGTTGATACTATGCGTGGTTCAGCCATTCCAATTAGAACAATTGGTCTTGGTCAAATCGCTTCAGCTGGTCTTATGATTTTTATTGCTGGCGAAAAGGGAAATCGTATTCTTACACCGAATACTTCTATTCTGTCACACCAGTATTCATGGGGTGCGTTCGGCAAAGAACATGAGTTGTTCGCAACAGTCAAAGAGTTTGACTTGACGACCAAACGTATGATTAGTCATTATAAAAAATGCACAGGATTATCTGAGAAGAAAATTCGTGAAGTGCTTTTACCTCCACAAGATATGTGGTTATCAGCAACCGAAGCAAAAGATTTGGGGTTATGTGATGCAGTTAAAGACATTAATTAAATACGCAAGATATTCAGGATTGTGGTTTGGTGTAGTTGTTAACCCATGTCATTGGGAACTGCGTTTTGATTTTTTACATCCAGATGATTTAAATCCTGCAATGCGTGGGATTTTTATTAGTCTCGGTCCAGTTTGGATTCGAGGTATTATAGATGATGGAACATGGTAAGGAGAACTAAAATGCCAGAATTAACTAACAACAGTAAAGATAAACTTGGGTTTATCATTGGTATAACATTAATCGTTATGACAGCATTAGTATGTTTTACGTTTTATAGTTATCATCAAACCAATGCTATCAAGTCAAATATTGAATCAGCAATCGTTAAAGGTATTGACCCAGTGGCAGTAAAATGTGCATATTCCAGTGGTGATGTTATGTGCGTAGCCTACGCAGTGGCTCATGGACAAGGAAATACCCCTACTAAAAAATAACCCTACAGATCGTAGGGGTATCTAAGTCGTTGATTTTATAGGGGTTTTTTGGGGGTTTACAATAATTCAGATCCAGTGTATAATAGTCTTATGATGATTGAAAAGGAACTGTTATGAAATATCGTGTTATTGTGAATGGCGTATCTTTTTATACTACAGGTGCTGCTATCAAACGTGGCGTTGGCGATTTTGTTGCTGTCAATACAGTTGTGCGTCAACTGTTCGAAAATATGTTTAATGCTGTTGGCATTTCTTCCAGAATGCACGTTTATGATCACAAAATGGAAAGAGTGACGTATGATGTTTCGATTAGTAAAATCGTTTAAGGATATATTATGTCAACTAACCATAGTGAAAATACAACCATTTCAGATCAAGCAGCAATAGAATTTTTGTGGAAAAAATTAAGTAAATCTAGTACTGCTGGTATCAGTCTTGAACAAGCAAAAACACTGGCGATATGGGGTGGTGTTTCTGTAAGTAATCTTCTAGAACAAGCTATTCTCGACAACAATAAAAAATTGAAAAAATCTAATAAAGATGGCGAAGATTATACAGATGGTTCTGATGCAAAATATATGACTGCTCGTGCCAGAAAACATAACAAATATAAAGATAAGCATCAGTATACAAACAACGCTGCAGTATTATCCCCAGCAGCATTAAAAAATAAACATGGTCATTTACGTATATTCATAACACACTTAGACGACCGACGTAATAAAACAAATTATAGAATGTTTCTTATTCCACTTCATGATTGGAAAACCAGAATGATGAAAGGTGGAGTTGACTTTGCATTCTCATCTAAGACTGGAGATTTGGCACCCAGATCCTATAAAAGATGGGGTGAGTTCGAGGTCAAAACCTTTAAAGAACTTTGCAAATAACTGCTTTACTTTAATTCAATATTGAGGTATAATTATATTATGATTCTTATTCACACCAGTCTTGGTCGATCCAAGAAACGTAAACAAAATGCAAAGCAACGTGAGTTGCAAGCATCATGGGAAGCCATGTTGAAGAAGTATGCCACAAAGAAGGTTGCTCCTAGAAAAGAACAATCACTCAGTGACGTATACTCACTCGGTACACCTGCTTGTCGTGAGACACCTAAGATTCCGAGTCTCCCCTTTACTGGTGGTCCATGCACTAAAGCACCTGATAAAGTGTATACTGGTACTGCGATCAAAGGTATTGGCACCATGCATAAGTCAAATGCTGTTCCTATTTTTTCTGATGAACAAGCAGTTGACATTGCTAGAATGAGGAGAGGTTGATGGAAAAGAAAATCCTGATGAAGATTCGCTTAAAGCAAGATGGCACTTGGGAACATGTTTATAACGATGGTTCTACGGATCAAGAGTTTTATGAACTGAACATTGTTGAACTTGCAAAAATGCAACGTGTCAAATACATTGAGCAGTCCCAAGATTATCTGGAACAAGCAGTAGAGTTGTCTGGATATAAAGACGCAATAGAAGTTATTGATTATATACAACGAAAGACTAAATAATGAACGCTAAATTGAATAAAATTGTATCTGCAAGTCATATGGGCGACGTAAAGGAAGTGCAAGATCTTTACATTAGCCTATTGAATGACAAGATGAAACTTGACAAATTTTTCAGTTTGTATCTTGATAAATTCGGTAACAAAATGGATCCCGAAAAAACAGATACTAACATCTGGAAACTTTATAATATTAAATCGAAAGAATATTCTGAACTTAATCATGCTATTAGAACAGCCAATTACTACCTCAATAAACACACTACGAATGTTTAAAACATCAAACGAATTTTCTCTTTACATTGAACAGGTTGTCAATGAAAAGCGTATCACTCATATGGACGCTATTCTTGAATACTGTAAAGAAAACTATCTTGAACCACAAGACATTGCTAAGTTAGTCAACAAGTCTTTGAAGGAAAAGGTAGCACTCAATATGCAAGAACTTAATTATCTCCCTAAGAAAGCACAACTGGATGTCTAATGGACGGATTCAAAGCGTATAAGTATTACATAGCTGTCAGACTCCATTTCACTAAAGACAATTTCGATGTATTTAAAAATCGTGGTAACCTAAAGGGAACACGTGATGCATTTAATGCTAGGAATGATCGTCTTATGTTTGAGAAACTTGCAAGAAAATATCCAGTAGACAAAGAACTAATACAATACTATGTTGCAAACTTTGCTTACGGTAGCGATACTGCAGTTTATTCAATGGAAGAAGCAGATAGTAATTTAATTGAGTGGAATCGAAGAAAGCAGAGTATTACTAAAATCTTTTCTGATGATTGCAATAGAATTTTATTGGATGCTTGCAAGAACAAATTTAAAGAAGATTCTATTTTTAACTTGACAAATAAAGGTTATTGTAGTATACTTAAATTATTCCTTGGTAATCAGATAACACTTGAAACTGTCAGAATTATTGACGACTTTCATCCTATGATTGATTCTTGGAAAACTAACTCATCAATGATATTACTTTGGGAAAATGAAATACGTAGAATAGAAAAATCTAAAGGTTTCGTGAAATACGAAAATGTTAAAATTAAAAAGGTTTTTGATAATTTCTTGGAAGAAGTAAAAGAGTTATAAAATGGGTAAGACTTGGAATAATCATTCGAAGAAATTCGATGATGAGCAAACCAGTAAGCGATCTGGTAAACATGCCAAACATTCTAACAACAAAAAGAGTGGAGGTATGAAAACGCTAAATAGTTATGTTGAAGAAGATTATGATGATCCTTTCGAGGATGAACTTGAAATTCATGATGAGGTTTTTATACAACATAATACTAATACAAACGACGATACTCCGTAAATACGAAAGGTAATAAAATGGACATTCAAACACTTCGCAAGATGCGCAATTCTGACTTCGGCAAAATCGCTGGAGAGTTCGAGAAAATCGCAAATCCCCAAACCCAAACTAAGTCATACGCTGACGATCGCTTCTGGAAACTAGAAGGTGATAAAGCAGGTAATGGCACAGCCACACTTCGCTTCCTACCACGTGTAGAAGGTGATGAGCTACCTTGGGTACGTATCTTTTCTCATGGATTCCAAGGTCCAACTGGGAAATGGTATATCGAAAATTCCCTCACTACTCTTGGTGAGAACGACCCTGTTGGTGAATTGAACACTCAACTGTGGAACTCTGGTTCTGATGCGAACAAGAAAATTGCTCAAGCACAAAAGCGTAAACTAAGTTTTATCGCTAACGTGTTGGTTGTTTCTGATCCTAAGCATCCAGAGAACGAAGGTAAAGTATTCCTATTTAAATTTGGTAAGAAAATCTTTGATAAGATTATGGACAAAGCACGTCCAACCTTTGAAGATGAGAAGCCAGTAAACGTGTTTGACTTCTGGGAAGGTGCCAACTTCAAACTGCGTATGCGTAAGAAAGATGGTTACACTAACTATGACGAATCTGCGTTTGCTGATCCTACCGCAATTTCAAATGATGATGAAGCTATCCTCAAGATTGCAAACCAGCAACACAAATTGGCAGAGTTCCTCGATCGTAAGAACTTCAAGTCTTATGATGAGTTGAAGAAGAAACTTGAGGAAGTTCTTTCTGGTGATTCTTTTGCTAGCAAATCTGCTGCAGAACTTTCTGAAGAAGAACGTCCAGTTGCTGCTGCACCAAAGATCGCAAGTAAACCTGCACCATCTATTGCGTCAGCAAGTGACGATGATGAAGATGTAATGTCTTATTTTGAGAAGATTGCTAAAGAAGATTAATCTTTAGAGTAGAAAAGAAAAGGGAGCTTCGGCTCCCTTTTTTGTTATGCAAATCGTGTTCTTATATAACGATTCATTGTCTGTTCTTGATTACGAACAGGTAATTGAACTATTGAATTTTGAGTGGTTTGATTATTTGTAACTGGTGCTACAACTGTATTTCCACCACCACTTGCGCTGGCACCCATCGCTGCAGTTCTAGCTCCGTCATTGGCAGCTGATTGATTAGAAACAAAGTTCGCTTGTCCCATCGCTGCACCCATAGCAGCAATTTTTTCAACAGGTAAAGCAGCAATTGCTTTAATGTTTTCTGGTTTAATGTCAGAGAATACTCTTAGACCAGCACCGAGTTTCTCAACACCAATACCTGCTTTCTCAATATTTTGTCCTTGTTCACCAAGAGCAATAATTTGATCGACAGGAGTTTTTTGCCCACCTGCCCATGATAGGAAACCAGTAACCAAGTTACTTAAACCACTAGCAACGTTGGCTGCAGCAAAAGCAGCCATACCAAACGATACTGATAGAAGACCAGCACCGACCTGCATAAGATTCATACCATCAATAGCAGCTAGTCTTTCGATTGAACTTGTGATCGCATCAATAGTTCCAATGATTGCTTCAGAAATCGTACCAATAACACCCATAACTACATCACCGACTGCTGTAATTACACTTGGAATTTGTTGAATAGCAGCTACGAATACGTTTTGAACTACATCTGCTACCTTGATTAGAACTGGTGCGAATGCTTCCATAAATGGTGCAGCATACTCAAGTGCTTTACCAATACCCATAAACGCTAAAACTGCAGCAGCAAGACCTAACATTACCTTTGGATTCGCCAAAGCAGAAACACCTTGTGCAATACCAATTAGTATCCCCTTGATTGCGCCACCAATACCTTTACCTAATGAAGAAAGACCTGCACCTAATGCTTTAAATCCTGCTCCAAGACCACCTAACAAACCAGCACCCATTCCTCCACCATCACTAGGAGCAGCTGCTTTTGATTTATCTCCGCCAAGAGCAGATGTGTTCTTTGATATTTCTTGCAGTAGTTTAGTTTGGGCTTCTTCTCTGCGAGAAGATTCCATTTCTTCTTCAGAAACATTTACCGCATCATTCTGTTCTTTATTGCTCTTCTCAGTTCCAGCTGGTTGTGGTTTTGCTATAAGATTAGCACGTAAATCCGTTTTAGCAAATGCATCAGATAAGGATTCACGTTTAGACAATAAACGCTGTCCTTCTTTAGTACCAGCTATCTGTTTATCATTTAATCCAGTATCTTTTTTAAACTTCTCTAACTCAGCTTCATTGGACTTAATACTCTTTGCTGTTTTGTTTCGTTCTTCGAAATCTTGTCCAAGTTCTTTATAAGACTTTTCACTTCCAAGTTTCTTTTGTTGATCAGCGAATTCTCTTGAAGCAATTTTCTTATCGAAGATACCACCAACATTAATTGCTTTAAGTGCGGTTGTTCCTGTTGCTCTAACTGATCCGAATTTATCAGCTAATCCCTTTCCGAAGTTCGCAAATTTATCTTTAATTGAGTCGAATGTTTTAACAGTCTGTGCAATATTTGCAATCGCTTCTGACTCTTCGCCTTTGATGCGTTTCAATTCTTCTGCAGAAACTTTACTTACTTCAACAAGTTCTTGTTGTTGTTCAAGTTGTTTCTTTTGAACTTTAAGCATGTCTTCTTCACGTTTAGCTGGAGACCCAGTTTCAACGAGTGTTCTAATTGTTTGAACGTGCTCCAGCGATAACTGTTGAACTTCCAACAGTTTCTTAAAGTCGCTCGATTGAACGTGGACCATCATCGGTGGTTTAGCCATACTTTACCTTTTTTTCTGTGCTTCTAATCTTTGTTTTTCTTCTTCCAAATGCTTAATTAACATGGCAACATACACTTCTCTTTCAAACGGAATCATATTCTCAAGTTCCGTTAGCGAGTATTTGTGGTACTGCATCAAAGCGAAATTCATTTTATAATAATTGAACAAACTATCATGACAAAGGTTTATTAAAAAAAACTTTGGAGTCCCTCCAAAACTTTATGATGCGCACGATTACAAACAGGACAATTATAATTAACTTCTTGTTTTAATCTCGGCATAGTCTCAAAGAATTTTTGAACTTTAGCAAACTGCTCAGACGTTAAATTATTAATAAAGTCTAATAGTTCTTCTTGACTTTGTTCTTTTCCATAAAATAGTTCGTTACCTTGATAAATGTAATCAATACACTCAGCAACAATTTTAAATAAATCATCAAGGTTGTTTACATCAAGATTCTGTAATTTCTTTAGCACTTGCATCGTAGGGTATTTCATCACAACACCAACATCGCCAAATAAGTGAATTTTATTGTTATGTTCTGGCGATTTCTCTACCTGCAGCTTTGTAATATCAAAAGAGATTTGAACTCTGGCTTTCTCATCCTCACATACATCGCATGGGAAAATTAAATCTACAGTTTCACCAACAGACTTTGCACGTAATTGAGTGAAAATATATTCCATATCAAATGTTGCAATGTCATCGACATTAAAATCTCCAACGACACAAGTTTTAATAACATCTTTAAGCGTATTGACCATAACCAGTGGGTCTTCGCTTTGTTGTGCCATCATTAATGCTTTTTCTTCACGAACCAGAAATGGTCTATATTTTACTTCTTTCCCAGTAGATGGGATCGACAACGTATACGTTGGCGTACTACTCATCGGCAATGCCATGGTCACTCTCCTTTAGTCATATTCTTAATAAGTTTATTCAACTCAGCGGTGCTACCAACAAAGATAGCGTTATTATTAGTCACCTGTTTAGCTGCTTCAGCTTTACTAGGTGCATCAAGTTTTTGTTTCTGTTGATGTAAATCCATTAATTGTTGATTTACGTCAGCTAATTGTTTCATTAAATTACCCACAACTTCAAACGCACGTGGATGTTCAGATTGTTTAGCAACTTCCAGAGCATCTGTTAAAGCTACCTGTCCTTGCTGCAATAACACACGAAGATTGTTTCTGGCAACTGTATAGTCATCCTCAATCTTTTCGTTTACTGGAGTTATAGTATTGCCAGATGAATCTAATACTTCAACTTCAGTTTTCTTTTCAATCTTAACTGTGTCAAAAACTTCTGACAACTTATCATCAATTTTCATAATAATCCTTTATTTATGATCTACCATCAAAAGTCATAGTGTTATAATCTTGCTGAAATCCGCTAAAATTAGAACTGTACTGTTCTGGAACACTTGGTAGGCTAGTTAATTCTCTGTTATTAATTGTTGGCATCTTTAAGAAACGATCCCAAGGAGATTCTTTAGTTTCTTTTGGAGCTGAGAATGATCTAGAATTCCAATATTTGTAATTCATACTAACTTGCAATTTCATAACTTCTTTCTGATCGTATCCAACTTGGATCTGCCCAACATTTTTCGGATAACACTCTTCCATAGTTATTTCATAGCGTTTTCTATCTTTAGTATCTTCTACTTCAATTTTAATTTCGCTAATATAATCATCATAATAATTAAAATTTCTTGTGAATGGGTTTTGAATTGACTCTATCCATTGATCGAAGAACTTTTTAACTTCCATGTTATTGTCTACATAGAATGACATACTCGCATTGTCAAACATCTTTTCATTTGGTGCTTCACGAACTTCACCATGTATTCTAATCTGGTTGGTTGCAATAGTTACTCCAGGAATGGTTATATCTGAACAAAACAAAAGAATTTTTCTCATGTTTGGAGAATATGACATACTCTTTGGAATTCTTAAAGATACATTATATCTCGAAGTCCTCATCAACCCTTCGGTTTTAACTAATGCGACGAAATTCTTTAAGTTACCGTTCTTTGGTTCAGCCATGTTTAGCCCATTTTTCTAAGTGAATCTGCCCAGACTGCATCTTTAGACGATCCCATAAATCTCTCAACTGGGAGCAACATTGCAGTAGCCCAATCATTTGCAGGAATTTCTCTAAATGGAGATCTTACATGATTTAGCAGATAATGTTTAACGCAAGGAATCGCTCCATTATAACGAGAGACTCCATCTATAAGTGCCCAAGAATATTTGATTCTTGTAGTTTCGTTCATTTTATCGTTACTCTTAAAAATCATTAAACGATCCAACAAACGAACACGAAGCTGATATGGTAAATAATGCATATTTAAACCTAAGAACCCACCTTCTACCTTTCTGAAGGGAAATACCAAAGGAAATCTGTCATAGTATGGTAGGGTGTCTTTTAGTTTTGGGTCATAAAAATACATGTAAAGTTTACCTGGAGTGATACTCGTTTTTAATTGCGATGTATCACCCTGTAACACTTTAGGTGGTGTTATTCTCTGTTTATTTAACAGTAAAACCTGTTGTTCAAACCAACCACGAGACTTTTTAGCTGCAGTCTTTAGATCGTATTGGTTTTTCTCAAACACGTCTAGTAATGTTGATGGATTTTTGGCCATATTATTATTTAGGCATTATAAGCCAAGTTCGTTTTCTGTAATGATTTTAAATTCCCATCCACGATCTTTGGCGTATTCAGTAGCTGCTTTCCATTTAGCCTGATTTTTGATAAACGTCATAGATTCAGTTAAATACCTTTGAGTCTGGCGTCCTGGGTACTCGGGTGGTTGGGTTTGCTTAAATGGCTTAACTTCAATAAGATACGTTTTTAATATACCATCTTTTTGTTTAACCTGTATCTGAAAATCAACGAAATACCGATGTATTTTGTTATCTGTGGGACATCTATAGGGAACTATAGTTTCCTCTGATCTCCATTTAATAACTGAGGGATTTTTATCGCACCAAGACGCAAATCTGGTCTCCCATGAACTTCTCATAATTATGTTTGTTGGATCCCCAGCATATTTTTCTGGAAATACTGGTTTGAATAATCTTTTGTGAAACATGCCTAAATAATATGATAATCGATCAACTATTTAGCTCCAGGATACAAATATGTCATACACAGACGAGATGGGTGTTAACTATGGCGAAGTTGCCACGGAAATGAATGGCACAGCTCCATCTAAAGAAACGTCAAAAACGTCAAAATCACAACCAGCTGTTCCACCAAAAAAATTATCTGGTCCTCTATATACTTCCAGAGAAAGAACTACGTTCAGTGACAAAACATATAATATAGAACAACATTCATATCCTGAAGATATTATGAGTTTCCAATATGGCGGAAATTATGTAATTTTTTATATTAACGTAGCTGAAGATTCTAAATTGTTTAATGATAAAACTGTTCAAACTGTAGCTGATGTACCAGCCAGAGATAGAGGTCCTACTATCGCGATGAACGAAAAATTATATGATGATCCTAGAAGTGGAAAAGCAAAAATGGCTTTCACTGGGATAAATGCTGCTGGTCAGGCTATTGAAGGTGCTATGGCTGGTGGGCTACTTGCTGGAAAGGGTGGTGCATTAGTTGGTTCTGCACTAAATGCTGCGCCAGCTGCGATTGGAATTGGTGCTGCAGCAACTCAAGCAGCATCTGTAACTCGTGCACAGAAAAGATTAAAAACAGCAATCGCTTTACATATTCCAAATCAATTAAATATTCGTTATGGCGTTTCTTGGGGTGAAGAAGATACATTTTCTTATGCAGCTGCAGCTGCTGGAGCAGAAGCAATTCTTAAAGCACTAGAAGGTGGTGGAGCCAAAAACCTTGGTAATGATGCTGCAGCAATTGTTGGAGCCATGGGTTTAAAGAGTGATAAACAAGGTGCAGCTGCCAGCGCAGCTTTTGGTCTTGCAGCAAACCCAAAGAAAGAACAAGTATTTAAGAATGTTGATTTTAGAACATTCCAGTTTGACTATCAATTCTTTCCTAGAAATAGTGATGAAGCCAAAAATGTAATGAATATTATCTATGAATTTAAGTATCATATGCACCCAGAGTTTAAAGATGATAATGAATTTTTGTATGTTTATCCATCTGAATTTGATATAGCATATTATCAAAATGGACAAGAAAATCCAAATTTACATCGTCACACTTCTTGCGTACTAACAGAAATGAACGTAAACTATACACCGAATGGACAGTTTAATAGTTTTGATGATGGTATGCCGACACAAATTAATATAACATTAAGTTTCCGTGAACTTTCACTTCTTACTAAAGATAAGATTAAGGATGGACTATAATGTACTTCGAAGATTTTCCAAAATTTTTATACGACTTCGAAATAAAAGGTAAACGCAGAGCATTTGTTGTTACTGATATAACAAGAAATATTCGTTTCCGTAGAGATGTTCTAGCAAACATAACTGTATATGATGAATATGATGTTATAGATGGTGAAACTCCAGAAATCGTAGCAGAGAAAATTTACGGCGATGCTCAATATCATTGGGTAGTTATGCTGGCCAACGAAAGATTTGATTATAGATCTGATTGGGTAATGGATTATCCAAGATTGTCATCTTACATCGAGGACAAATATGGCAGTGAAGCAGATGAACCGCATCACTATGAAGATGATAAAGGTAACATTGTTCATTCTTCATATCCAGGTGCTGCTTCTGTTTCTAATCGTCAATACGAAGAAGATGTAAATGAGAAAAAGAGAAGAATTAAAATAGTTTCTCCTCAAATATTAAATACAATATTACTTAATTACGATGAATTATTATAATGCAAGCGAAACAAACATTAAAATTTGCTGGTGATGTATCAGTAGGTAGAATCAGGGTAATATCTCAAAGCGGATTTTATCAGGATATCGCCAATCAAGTTGCAGGTATTCAAATTTTTGAAGATCTGTTATCTCCGTTTATTACGGGTACATTAATCGTCAAAGATTCTCTAGATCTAATCAACCTATTTCCGTTTGTTGGTGAAGAATATGTTGAACTTGATATTAAAACACCAACATTAAAAACAGGAAATATCTCTGGAAAGTTTTACATCTATAAGATGACAGACCGAGAGATGCTTAAAGATAAACAGATGGTTTATCAGTTGCATTTCACCTCCCAAGATGCATTAATTGATTTGAATAAAAGTATTAGTAAAACTTTTACTGGAAAAATATCAGATATTGCAAACACACTATTAACAGATAAAATTAATGGTATACAATCAAAAAGAAAAAATGTTGTTGAAGAAACTTCTAATGAAACAAAGTATACTTCAAATTTTTGGTCGCCTATTAAAAACTTAATATATTTGACGGAGCATGCAAGCAATAAAAACTATTCTCCAAGTTATGTGTTTTTTGAAAATAGAGACGGATATAATTTTGTATCTTTAGAATTTCTTTATAAACAACCTATTATTGCAGAATTTAAATTTGATAATTACGTTCGTGACGATCGTCCACTTAGTGGTAGCGTTAAAAATTTAGAAGAAGATTATAAGAGAATTATTGGTATTAAAATTCCTACAGGAATAGATTATATTGATAGGATTACTTCTGGTGTCTATGGTTCTAGGATGTATACACATGATATCGCATCTAAGAAAATATCAAGTAATAACTTCGATATGTTAAAGAACGCTAAAAAGCAGAATCGTTTAAATCCATTTCCTCCTGCTTCTAAGAAAGTGATCTATCGTTATAGTTCGACTGTTATGTTCAAACCCAAATATTACAACAACTTTTCAAACTTTGGCGATGTCACAAATACAAAAATTGTTCAAGAAAGAATATCTCTACTAAAACAAGCAGAGTCTACTAAAATACAAATCGTAGTTCCAGGTCGTTGTGATTATACAGTTGGTAAAAAAGTTTATGTTAAACTTAATAAAGTAGAACCTCTTAATAAGAATGATAAAAACACAACTGATAATATGTTTTCTGGAAATTATATTATATCAGCAATAAATCATTTTATTACAAAAGAAAAACATGAAAGCACTTTAGAGTTGATAAAAGACTCTTTATTAATTAATCTTGATGGGGCGAAATAATGCAGTTATATACTGGTGTAGTTGAGAACAGATTAGATCCACTAAAACTTGGTCGTTGTCAAGTTCGTGTAGTAGGTATTCATACAGACGATAAAACTTTATTACCAACTGAAGATTTGCCATGGGCATATCCAATGCAACCAGTCACTTCTGCTGCGATTAGTGGTTTGGGATACTCGCCAACTGGTCCAGTTCCTGGAACTTGGGTTGTTATTTTGTTCCGTGATGAGGATCAGCAACAACCGATTATGCTGGGTACTGTTGGTGGAATACCACAAACTAAATCTGGCTCACGAGCAGCTGACGATTCTAACGATTCTATTCTGCCAACAGAGGGTGGTGGATTGGTTGATGGTTCAGGTAATCCAGTAGTAGATGGTTCAGGCAATCAAATTAAAACAGGAACTCCCGCAGCAAATAATTCTGCTCCAGTTCCTGCACCTGCGCCAGCACCCAAACCAGCTGCAGCTCCAGCATCAACTGATGTTAATTCGAGTATTCCTACAACACCACCACCAAAATCTGGAGCAGGTAATAAAGCAACTGATGGTATCAAAGCACTTATTGCAGCTTGTGATAAAGTTGGGTTAACTACAAAATACGCAAAGGCTGCTTTACTTGGTATTTGTGGTGGTGAGTCGAAGTGGGTTCCACAAAGAGAAGATTATAATTATAACCCAACAAGACTTAAACAAATATTCTCTGGCGCAACACCAGAAATTGTTGAACAATATTCTTATGCAGTTAAGAAGGGAATGCGACGTGAAGAATTTTTCTCATTCTTCTATGGTCCAACCTTCCGTGGTAAAAATTTCTTAGGAAATAAAACTGCCGATGATGCAGGAAAATATTATGGTCGTGGTCTAATCCAATTAACTGGTCGAGAGAACTACGAGCGTTTTCAGAAATTAGCATTAAAAGAAGGGTTAAATGTTGATATCGTCAATAATCCAGATTCTCTGAATGATGACTTAGAAGTTTCTGCTTTAGTTGCAGCTTTATATTTAAAGGTTAAAGTTAAAGATTCATTAAAACTTCAATATCAAGAAGGTTTCTTTGAAGCAGCGAAAACTTCTGTGGGTAGAAATAGCCCAGACATCGCTTTAGTTAAAAAACAATTTTATGAATACTTTTTAGGTGGAACAACTAGCATTGAACCAACCAATAAAGATGCAACTGCAATTGAACCAAACGTAGATCAGAAAACTATTGACGCAGCTCCGCCAGAGAAGAAAGAAGCGTATAAAGAAGATCGATCTGGTAATGCTACACAATATGGATTCACAGATCCATCTGGTAAATATCCATTGCGTGACCATATGAATGAGTCTGATACAAACAGACTTGCTCGTGGTATTATCCAAGGAACGTGTTTTCAATTTAAAGATTTGATGCGTGAGAAATCTGTTCCAACTGCAAATGGATTTAAATGGTCACAACCTGTTTCTGCATACAACACTGTTTATCCATTCAATAAGGTATTTGAATCTGAATCTGGGCATTTAATGGAGTTTGACGATTCTCCTGCTGGAGAACGTATTCATTTATATCATCGAAAGGGAACTTATCTTGAGATGGATCCTAATGGTTCACAACTAAACTTCGTTGTTGGTGATAACTATCAAATTATATTACGCAACAATAATCTTTACATTAAAGGTTCTGGTAACGTAACTGTTGCTGGAAATATGCGTGTTTTAGTTCAAGGTAATGCTAATATTGAAGTAGAAGGTAGAAGTAATATTATGTTAAAGGGCGACGCTGAAGTTGGCGTAGCTGGCGATTTAGATATGACTGTTGGAAAAGACTTCAACTTAAAAGTTGAGGGAGATTATAATGTCATGGCAACTAACATTACAAATTATGCACAAGAAAAGCATCAGACATATGCATCTTCCAATGTTGAGGTTAAATCTGATATGGCAATTCATAATCTCGCTCAAGAAGTTTATATCACTTCTACTGATGAAATGAACATCAAAGCTGGCGGAACATTACACGCTGATTATTCTGAGGGTCAGTTCGGTAATGGTGCAGCATCAGCAGAAGTTGACGAAGTTGATGCAATAGAATTAACAGCACCAGAACTACTCAACTCAACAGTTTCTGAGTTTGAGAATTTATCACCACCAGAAAGATCTTTTGATGATATAGCTAAGTTTGAAACACCAGACGAATGGGAAACTCCAGCTGGTGCTCAAGAAAAAGAAAAAGTATACAACACACCCGAGTTTAAAGAACCAGAAAACATTAAAATACCTGAGGCTCAAGAAGTGCCACCTACAATTACTCCATCGCCAGCACCTGCCAAGAAACCTGTTGATACTGCACCAATTTACAACACGACGCAGTATGGTGCTTCGTTCAAGTTGTCAAAACATTTTACTATCGCTCAACTGGTTCAATCTGATGTTGAAATACGAGATGTTGCTATTGGCGGTAAGGTGTTAACCAAACAAGACATTGTTGCAAACCTAGCAGCACTTGCAACGAATATTTGTGAACCACTATATGAGTTGCTTGGACCAACTAGCGGAAAATTTGCTCCACAATCTCCGAAGGGTGCTTGGTGCATTAACTCTGGTCTAAGAAATGGAGCTGGAAGATCGCAACATGAACGTGGTCAAGCTATTGACATTAGATATAACCCCAAAAGAGACTTTAAAGCCATGTGGGACTTCTCACTTCAGTTAGAAAAACTGTTACCATATGACCAATTAATTCTTGAATATAGAAGACCTGGATCTAAACATAATCAAGGTACTGGTTGGATGAATTGGATTCATATATCTTATGATACAGCAGCATCAAGAAGACAAGCGTTTACTATGATTGATGATGTTTCTGTAAATGCGCAAGGACAAGTGCAGGCTGGAAGTCGAGGATTGTTCTTGTTTGGAACAGCATAATGTGGGAACCTGTTAATACTTTATTGGGCACTTATGCCGAGATGGCTTCGTTTAGCCACACAATAGAATATTATACAGAGGAAGAGGGAGATCCAACTGCAACACCTCCAACTTCTGGTGGTAGGACTTATTACTCAGTGAGAATTATTCCACAAGAAACTAATCCAAGTAGTGTTATTGTTTCTGGAGCAACTTTGTCTGGTTTTTATAGAGGTATATTTAATGATGGTTTGACAACTCGAGACAGTAAAGGAAATATAACAACAATTACAACATTAGGTTCAAATGCAAGTGTTTGGGATGCAGTTAATCGATCCAATGTTCACGAAGTTATAGGATTTGATCCAGATATGACTCGTAGTAGAACTTTTAGTTATTTGGCTCAAGCGTATAATCCACTGATGCCAAATACAGTAATTGCTAGCCAAACATATACTGTTCTTTGTCAGGATAGGAACTGGACTCCAGGTATGTTGGCTTTAAAGGAATTGGTGTCATATGCCAGCAGTAACTAGACTTGACGATAAAACGACAGGGCATGGGTGTTTTCCTCCAACTGTTATGATAACCACACCAGTGGCGAAAACTTATTTTAACGGAAAATTTGCTGGTGTTGTTAGTGCAAATTGTAAATGGGCAGCTCATACATGTGGTAATCAGACTCACAATTCAGATCAAAGATACCCAACTTCTGGAGCCAACAAAACATATATTGAAGGGTATAAAGCAGCAAGAGTCTCTGACCCAATAGCTTGTGGTGATACAATTGGTCAAGGATCTTCAAATTCTTTCATAGAATAGGACTAAATAATTAGATGGCACGCAATACAAGAAACTTTTCGGATTTAGACTTAAATTTCACTGCTCATCCAGTGACGAAAGACATCGTTCTTAGATACGATGAAAATGCGGTAAAAACCAGTCTAAAAAACCTAATTTTAACATCAAACTTCGAAAGACCTTTTCATAGCGAAATAGGTTCTCCAATCAAGCGTTTGTTGTTCGAGCCAGCCACACCAATGTTGGCTGTTGTTATGAAACGTGCAATCGTAGATACTGTAAATAACTTTGAACCTCGTGTTGAGTTATTAAACGTGGACGTTAATGTAGCGATAGATAGCAATGCTATCAGAGTTACCATAGAATTTAAAATAAGAAATACAGAAAGACCTTTAAGTTTAGATCTTGTATTAGAGAGAACCCGATAATGGCAAATAAAAAGATAAACGTAACAGATTTGGATTTTGATGCAATTAAGCTAAATCTAAAGAACTTCCTAAAAGGACAGCAACAATTCCAAGACTATGATTTTGAAGGTGCTGGTCTTTCTATTCTTTTAGACGTTTTGGCATATAATACTCATTATAATGCACTGTATAACAACTTGACTATTAACGAAATGTTTTTAGATTCAGCCAGTAAAAGAAATAGTGTTGTTTCTTTGGCGAAGATGTTAGGATATGTTCCTCGTTCTTGCACATGTTCTACTGCTACTGTTCGTTTAACAGTTGATAGTGGAATTACTGGTCCAAGTTCTTTAACTCTCCCTGCATATAGCACATTTGTAACTACTGTTGACGGTATTCAATATTCGTTTTATAATACGGCATCTTATACAATTACTGGTTCAGGAACATCATATACTTTCGATAATATTAAAATTGTTGAAGGAACCCCACTAACTTTTAGATGGGAATATTCTGAAGGAAGTAAGTATACTATTCCAAATGCAAATATTGATATATCAACACTAAAGGTAAAAGTTCAAGAATCAGCGAATTCTGATTTATATGAAGCATTTACAAACGCATCAACTATAACTACAGCCGACGCAACTAGTAGAGTATATTTTATAAAAGAAGTTGATGATGGTTTGTATGAATTATATTTCGGCGATGGTGTTATTGGTAGAGAGTTATCTCCTGGTAATATTATCCACGTTGAATATATGGCATCATCATTGGACGCACCGAATGGCGCACGATTATTTCAATATACTGGCCAAACCCTAATTAGTAATGCTTCTAATTTAGTTACATGTTTAGCACCAGCTTCTGGCGGATCAGTCGCAGAAGATATTGAAAGAATTCGTTTTAATGCACCAAGAACATATGCAGCGCAAAATCGTTGCGTAACACCAGATGACTATAAAGCATTAATTTATTCAGCATTCCCAACAGCGAAAGCAGTTTCTGTTTGGGGTGGTGAAGATAACAACCCACCTGTTTATGGTAAAATTTTCGTTTGTGTTAAACCAATTGATTCTTCTAAACTAACGCAACTGCAGAAGTCAGAACTCGTTAATACAATTTTACAAAGTAAAAACGTAGTTTCTGTTATTCCTGAAGTTGTTGATCCAGAATATTTGAATATTTCTCTCAATGTTAGTGTTAACTATAACCCAAGAGAAACAACAAGAACTGGTCCAGAAATTGAAACGATTGTAACAAATACTATTTTTGATTATGATGATAATGAATTGCAAACTTTTGATGGCGTGTTCCGTTTCTCGAAATTGTCTGCTGCCATCGATGCTTCAGAAAAATCTATTAGCAACAATACTATGACTGTATTGTTAAGAAGAAATATTGCTCCACGTTATAATGTTTCTGCGCAATATCTTTTAAACATTATCAACCCAATTTACTATTCAGAATTTGCAGGTGGATCAATAGGAACTACAGGATTTTATATTGATGGTAGTGATGAGATTCATTACCTTGATGATAATGGTACCAATGTTCGCTTATTTAAATATGGTTCCAATGCTCAGAAATTTATTATTGACGAACAGATTGGAACAATCGATCATGCTAGAGGTATTATAGATATTCGCAATTTACACATTACTGCATTGGCAGATATCGATTGGGAAATTACAATAAAACCAAAATCCAATGACGTAGTTTCTGCGCTAACTCAAATCGCCAAAATAGCAAGAGACCATTTATATGTTACTGCTATCCCAGATCAAACTGCAGTTGGTGACTTACGTGCTGGATACAATTATACATTCAGTGCTTCCAACGCAACAGTAACAGGCGATAGAGTAGGCTAAAAATGACAGCTCCATTAAGAAGAAGCAAGATATCTTCATTAGTAGAAGGGCAACTCCCTGAGTTTGTCCGTGAAGATCATCAAACTTTCGTTGCTTTCTTAAAAGCGTATTATGAATATTTGGAAACTACTTCTCCAGATCTTAGAGATTTAAGAGATCTAGATACAACTTTAGATTCTTTTATACAACACTTTAGGAATGAAGTTGGTATTAATTTGCCAACTCAAATTAATGCAGATCCTAGATTTCTTTTACAGAGAATCAAAGACCAATATTTGGCAAAAGGATCTGAGTCGTCATATAAATTATTGTTTAGACTTTTATTCAATAAAGAAGTTTCTATTGATTATCCATCTAAACAAGTTTTTCGTGTATCCGATGGTAAGTGGAACCAAGACGTTTCTATTATTGCAAAAGTTACATCTGGCCATCCAGACCAAATTGTTGGTAAACTTGTTGATGTTATTACTCCAACTAAAATTATTCGTGTTCAGATTGATAGAAGACAGTATATTGAAATTGAAGTTGAACGTGTTGTTGAGATTGCAGAAGACATCTATGAATTTTATGTAGATCGCAGATTTTTCGGTAATATCGGTGTTGGTGATAGACTTCGCTATAAAACTGCGGACATCTATTTCACAGCAGACATTCTAGCTACAACATCAACGCTAAAAGTATTGACTCCAGGAACTGGGTTTAAAGTTGGACAGCTTTACGCCATTAGAAATGGTAAGGGTACTGGTTCTATTATGAAGATTACAAGAACCAATACAGAAGGTGGTATCTTAGACGCAGAGTTTATTAAGTTTGGTACTGGTTATTCTACGGATTTTGCATCAACGATTTATGCAGACTTGGGACAATCGGCAACTGGAACTGGCGGAAGTTCACTACAGATTATTGGTGGAAATATTAGCGTTGCTGAAGCAACTGATGGTTTTGTAGAAACAGGTACAATTAACAAATCCGACTATGCCGTAACTGATGCTATGGATGGCAGCTATGCTGGTGAAATTATTCGTGAATTCGGATCTTCTGGTGGAGTCAATGAACTCTCTAGCCCATATGATCCAGCAGTTATTAAGATTAATCTTGGAGCACTCGCCAAGTATCCAGGATATTATGTTACAAATGATAGCTTCTTAAACGATGCTATCTTTATTCAAGACAGTAGATACTATCAAGCGTTTTCTTATGTTTTAAAAATTGATGAGAGTTTAGATTCTTACAAATCTATTGTTAAAACATTATTACACCCAGCTGGTATGGCTGTATTTGGTGAATATGAAATTAAGAATGAATTTGATGTTGCATTAAGTCTTGAGGCGATGATTAAAAATCTTTCTGTAACAGCTCAAGACGAAGTTACAGTCAATATTGATTACATTACGGCTAAAGGTGTAACCAAAGGACTTGAAGATTATATTACTACACCCGATAGTAATGTATTTTCGATGGATAAATATATTGATAGAACGGGAATTGGAGACGATTTAGCGACTCCAGTCGACACAGGTTTCGTGTTACTGAACCCATATGCAGACGCTGGTTGGTTCTTAAACGACGATGGATCATATGTTAATGACCCGACCAACTTTAACACTTAGGAGATATAAATGGACTTAAATGAAAATCTAAAAATGAAGGGTGAATTAACCATCATTCACAAAAATGCTGACGGTAAAATTAAAGACGTAATTAATGTTCCAAACTTAGTTGTAACAGCAGGTAAACAATATATTGCTGCTCGCATGGTAGGTTCTGGAACTAATGTAATGTCACATATGGCAATCGGAACTGGAACTGCAACCCCTGCAGTGGCAGATTCTGTTTTAGGAACTGAAGCTGGTCGTGTTACCTTGGCTTCTTTCTCTTCTAGTGGCGCAACTGTAACTGCCACTGCAACTTTCCCAGCTGGTACTGGTACTGGAGCAATTACTGAAGCAGGTATTTTAAATGCAAACTCAGCAGGAACTATGCTCTGTAGAACAACATTCCCTGTAGTTAATAAAGCAGCAGGTGACAGCATCGCTATCACTTGGGTTATTACCGTAAGCTAAAAGAAAAAATTAAATGGCATCTTCAGCACTATTAAAATCTGGGTTGCACAACTCAATTGCGAAAGGTCTCTATAATGAGATTCAGAATCGCACAGCCAAATATTATTATTTTTTAGGGAAAACTCTTCAGTGGGCTCAAGAGTTGGAACCTCCATTCCCAGTTAATTCTCTTGATTATGATTTAAAAACACGCAATGAAATAATCACTATGAAAGAGATTCGTTCAACTGACGTAGCGTTTATTGTTGAAAGAAGAAATTGGGAGAGTGGTAGAATATATGATATGTATGACGATCATTATTCTGATGAATTAGATGGCATTAATTTAATTTCTGGTGGATATGGCTTCGCTGATCCACCAACAGTAACAATCACTGGAGGTGGTGGCTCAGGTGCTACTGCAACTGCTTATATTGCAAACGGTATTGTAATTGAGATAGAATTAACAAATCCAGGTCGTGGATACACTAGTACACCAACAGTGACTATTACAGGTGGCGGTGGAGAAGGTGTTGCTGCAACAGCAGTCCTTCCAATATCATATTCTGGTAAACAGGCTATGGAAGAATGTAACTTCTATGTGGTTACTGATGAATATAACGTATACAAATGTTTAGATAACAATAATAATGCACAATCTACATATAAACCTGTTGGTACTACTGTTGATCCAGTAATTATGCCAGACGGATATATGTGGAAATATATGTATAGTATTCCTATTGCGCTACGTAATAAGTTTTTGACTGATACATATATGCCAGTTGTTACAGCATTAAGACCACAGTTTTATTCTAGTGGAGCAATACAAACAGTTAAAATTGAAAAACGTGGGCAAAATTATACTTATGCGAACATTTCTGTACAAGGTGACGGATCTAGAGAATTGGACCCATTGTTTATTATTGGAACTAACTTATCATCCAATGGATCTGGATACATAAATGCAACAGTAGAAATAGATCCACCTTTTGCTGCTACAACTTGGGCAGCAAATATTAATGTGTTACTTGGACAAAGATTTAGACATAACAACAACATCTATGAAGTTACACTTCCAGGGACTTTAGCGTCACCTGCACCAACTCATGGATCTGGTATTATCTCCAACGGAACAGCTGCTTTAAAATATATTGGAACAACAGTAAGAGCTACAGCAACTGTTACGTCTGGTACAGTGACAGCAATTAATCTTATTGGCGCTGTCAGAGAAGTTGTAATGACAGATGGCGGATTAGGTTATACTTCTGCTCCATCAGTTTCATTTAGTGGTGGTGGCGGAAGTGGTGCTACTGGCTCTGTTATTATGATGGGAACATCTGTTCAAACCACAGTTATTACAAACTCTGGTGATGATTATACATCTACACCAACTATTAGTTTTGGTACTGCATGGACAGCAGCAACATCATTAACATTACAGCAACAAGTTTATGTGGCTAACAGACTTTATACTGTTACTACCGCAGGAACTACAGGTAGTGTAGCTCCTACTCATACATCAGGATCTGCGTCAAGTGGAACTGCAACATTACAGTACGTTGGTCGCCCAGCATCAGGAACAGTTATTCTTAGATATGGAACTGGTTATTCAGTTCTACCGAACCTAACTATTAACTCAACTACTGGAACTGGCGCAACAGGATATCTTTCTGGTGTTAAATCAGAAGCTAAATTACTACCATTGTTAAGTAATGGTGAATTAGTTGGTATTCAGATTGATGATGGTGGTATCGGTTATACATACGCCAACTTAACTGTAGATGGTGATGGTGATAACGCAGAAATTTCTGCAGACCTTTCTCCAGGCGACGTTTCAACTTTACAAGCCAACACCGAATTGTTGACTATTGATGGACGTATTATGTCTATTAAAGTTATATCTGGTGGCTTTGGTTATGCTGGAGCAACAATAACTATTGAAGGTGATGGTACTGGCGCAGCTGCAGAAGCTATTACAGAAAACGGTAAGATTAAAAAAATCCGTATGACTAATTATGGTCAAGGATATCGCTGGGCAAGAGTTACAATTACAGGTTCTGGTTTCGGTGCCACAGCAAGAGCAATTATGACTGACTTTGGCGGACATGGAAAAGACTCAATTAATGGTCTTTATACAAGATCGTTAATGTTCTATTCAAGTATCTCCAGAGATAAAAACCAAGGATTTGATGTAAATAACGATTTCCGTCAAATCGGCATTATCAAAAACCCAAGAAAGTATGCATCAACATATTCTTTAGATTCTACGTTAGCATCTGCGTGTTTCGTTGTTACTGGAACAATCAATACTAACAATTTTGCCAAAGATCAAACTGTATATTTGGCTAATACTGGATCAAAATTTAGAATTGTTAACCTAAACTCGAACTCAGCATTATTACAATCTTTAGACAATGCTATACCAACAGTAGGTTCTGTTTTAACAAATGACGCATCACAAAGTTTTACAGTTTCTGGTTTAACTCTGCCAACAGTAGATAAATATTCTGGTGATATTCTTTTCATTGATAATAAGCAAGCATTTACGCCAACAGCAGACCAAACAGTAACTCTTAGAACTGTTATAAAATTCTAATAAATAATAGTAATTAACTAAAAGAGTAAAAGATGATCGATTTCAATACCGAACCATATAATGATGACTATAACGAGAACAGTAAATTCTACAGAATTCTGTTCCGCCCAAGTTTCGCTTTACAGGCTCGTGAACTCACGCAAATGCAGAGTATTCTGCAGAAACAGATCCAGCGCCATGGAGATAATATCTTCAAACAGGGTGCTATGGTTCTACCTGGACAAATATCAATTGATACGAATGCGCAATATGTTAAATTGCAGCCATTGTACAATGGTATTGCTGTAGAGACATTTTTAGATAGCCTTAACAATAAGGTTATTGTTGGTGCCAATTCAAACCTTAAAGCAGAAGTAATTAAGGTTCAGAGTGCTGAGCAAAATGAACCATCAACCATTTATATTCGTTATAAAGACTCTGGTAACAATGGAACTACAAAAGTATTTGCTGCTGGCGAGGTAATCTCAACAGAAGATAATTTATATTCTTTTCAGGCTGTAGCAGAAAACCCAACTGGTATTGGTTCTATCGTTTCTATCGAGCGTGGTGTTTATTATGTTAATGGATTCTTCGTTCTTGTAGAAGCCCATTCTATAATTCTTGACAAATATAGCAACACGCCATCATATCGTGTTGGCTTGAATGTAGAAGAAAAAATTGTAACTCCTGAAGAAGATGCTACGTTGTTGGATAATGCTCAAAACAGCTACAACTATGCTGCTCCAGGATCGCATCGTTATTATATCGACTTAACTCTAAAGAAGATCTCTTTAGAGTCAGCTTCAGACGCAAGTTTTATTGAGTTACTAAGAGTTGAAGATGGTGTCAATAAAAAGATTACTACTAAGACAGAATACTCTGTTTTAGAACAAACACTGGCTCGTCGTACATATGACGAGTCTGGCGATTATACAGTAAGAAACTTTAACATCGATATTCGTGAGCACCGTAACAATGATCGTGGCGCATGGACACAAAACACTGCATTCTTAATCGGCGATATTGTAACTAACGCAGGTAAAACGTATGTAGCTAAGAATAGCGGAACATCAGTTACTACTGCGCCAGTGCATACTACAGGTATCGCATATGATGGTCCAGGTTCTACTGGTATTCAGTGGGAATATACATTAACCCCTCAATATAATCGTGGTATTTACAAAAACGGAGATGAGTCTAAACTTGCAATCGGTTTAGAACCAGGAAAAGCATATGTTCGTGGATATGAGATTGAAAAGATCGCCACAGAATATGTTTCTGTCAACAAGTCACGTGAATATGCCCAAGCAGATAATGCGTTTATTTCTGCTGAATTGGGAAGTTATGTAACAGTAACTAATCTATGTAAGATTCCTCCAATCATTTACAACTCTGTTGTAAACCTAAGAGATCAATTAACAACCACACGTGGTACTGAAGCAGGAACTATTATCGGTACTGCACGTGTTCGTGCAATTGAATGGGACAATGGTTCTATCGGTTCTAATACTGCAACATATAAGTTGTTTTTATATGATGTTAATTTGAACGCAGGTAAAGAGTTCTCTCGTAACGTTAAATCTATTGGGCTAAATTCTTGGGGATTCACTGCTGACATTAACCCAATAACTACTCCATTAATCGGTTCTGTAACTGCTGCTGGAACAACAGTGACAGGTAATGGTACTTCTTTCTTGACACAATTAGTTGTCGGTGATTACATTTATGTTAATGGTGCTTCTTATAGAGTTACAGCAGTCGCTTCTCAAACATCATTAACAATCTCAGCTTCTTTAACTGCGACAAATGCCGCATTTAGTTTAGTGAAGACAAATATATTAGCGACTAACTTAGAGAAAACTGTATTCTCTCTACCTTACAGTACAGTTCGTTCTTTAAGAAGTGCTTTAGCAACAAATGATACTGCGTATACAGTTTCAGCAGTATACACAGAAACTGTTGCGTCAGGTAACATTAATATTAATGCTGCTTCTGGAACATTTGCATCTGGCGCTGTTACTGGAAACTTTATTGTAACCAGAAATGATAATGGCGATGTTCTTCCAATCAATAGCGTAACTGTAACAGGAAGTTCTGCTGTTATTAACGTAGGAAATGCAAACGATGGAAAACAATGTACTATCGTTGCAACTGTAAATAAAACTGGTTCTAGTTCTACTGAGAAAACTAAAACTCACGTAACTGGTGCAACTGTATCATTTACTACTCAAGCAACTGCAACACCAACTATTTTATCTTTAGGTAAGGCAGATTGCTGGAAGATCAATAGTGTTAAGATGGATTCTGGATCCTTCTCTTCACCATCAGGTTCTTATACAATTGACATTTCAGATCGTTATGATTTTGATAATGGTCAACGAGCAACTCATTATGGTCTTGGAAGAATTGTACTAAAAGATACATATGCTCCACCATCAGCACCTATTCAAGTAACCTTTGAATACTTTACACATTCTGTTGGTGACTATTGCAGTGTTAATTCATATCCCGCAACTATCTCTTACTCACAGATTCCATCAGATTTACGTGATGGTTTAGATTTCCGTCCAAGAATTGATGATGATGGTGTATCATTTAGTTCAATAACTCAATTACCAAGACGTGGTTCCAACATTACCACAGACTTTACTTATTATTTGGCAAGAAAAGAAAAGATTGCTGTTGATGTAAATGGCAATTTCTTTAATATCTCTGGTACATCTTCAATTAATCCAGGTGATGCTGAAGATTCATCAACAGGTATGGTTCTTTATAAGTTAACACTTGCCCCATATACATTTGATACAACAAACAATAATGTAATTATTGACTCTATCGACAATAAACGCTATACAATGCGTGACATCGGTAAATTAGAAAAGCGTATCGATAATCTAGAATATTACACTTCTTTATCTCTACTAGAACAACAAACTGAATCATTGAAGATTCAAGATTCTACTGGTATGGATAGAATGAAGAACGGATTTATTGTTGACAATTTTACTGGTCATGGAATTGGTGCAGCGGAATCTGTAGATTATCGTTGTTCAGTTGACATGAACAAAGGAGAGTTACGTCCATTCTTTACAATGAAGAACGTAAACCTTATTGAGAAAGCATCTACCAACTCTGCTCGTGCTGCAGCAAAATATGCTCAATATGGGGATGTGATTACTCTACCAATTATCGAAGATGTTGAATTGGTTAAACAACAGTTCGCTTCTCGTTTGGAAAACATTAATCCATTCGCAGTATTCACATTTATCGGTGATGTTAAATTAAATCCTCAAACTGACGACTGGTTTGAAACTGATCGTCGCCCAGATATTATTAACAACGTAGAAGGTAATTTCTCAACTATCAATGCTCTTGCTGAAAAAGCTGGAGCTTTAGGCACAGTTTGGAATGCATGGCAAACTCAATGGACTGGACAACAAGTTAGTGGAACATTCGGTTTTGCTAACGCAAACTCTGGATCTGTTAATTTTGGTGGTGCGTTTGGAACAGTTAGTGCAAACTTTGGTAGTTCTGGTGGTGGCGCAAGACGCTGGGTTACTGCTGAACTTACAGCTACTCAGGTAGGACAAACAAGATCTGGAATCAAAACAGATATCGTTGCTAAGATTGACAAACAAGTTGTCGCAGATCGTGTGCTATCAACTGCTGTTATTCCATACATTCGTTCAAGAAATATTCTTGTTCAAGTTCGTGGTCTAAAACCATTGACTCGTTTCTATCCATATTTTGATGATGTTGACATCGCTTCATATTGCACACCAGCTTCTAAAATCACTTACACTATTACCAGCGGAACTTTTGATGCATCAACAAACGTAGGTGGTATTGCTGCTGAAGAAGCACGTCGTATCAATGGTGATTCGCAAGTTTGTTTAAATCGTGGTGACTACATTAGAGGTGTTACAAGCGATGCTACTGCTGTTGTAGTTGGAACAGAGTTAGACTATGACACTAACACCAAGTCATTATGGGTAGTTAACATTAAAGGAACATTCCAGACTAATGAACAAATTACTGGTTCTGTTTCTAACGCAGTTGGCGTTATTAACTCTATCACTTTAAATACAACTGGTGGAAGTATTAGAACTAATAAGAGTGGCGACGTAAACTTATTGTTCAAAATTCCAAATACAGACTCAATTCGTTTCCGCACTGGATCACGTGAGTTTAAACTTGTTGACAGCAATACTGCTAATGGAGAATTCACTTCCCGTGGTCGTGCGCAATATAGAGCAGAAGGTATTGTTGAAACTAAACAAGCAACTGTTAATGCAGTTCGTAATGCTGAGTTGGTCCAGAACGTTGTACAAGATAGTAGAACTATTATCGAAACATCATCCCGTGTCTTATCTGACACTGGTTGGTATGACCCACTTGCTCAAACATTCTTGATTGACAACAAGGGTGGCGCATTCTTAACTAAGGTAGACATATTTTTTGCAACAAAGGATACAGCTATCCCTGTTACATTGGAGATTCGTGAAGTTGTGAATGGATATCCAGGTAAGCGTGTTCTTCCATTCTCACGTGTAACTCTACGTCCAGAACAAGTTAATCTATCAACTAACATGGTTGATTTGGATGGCGTTGCAACTCCATCGTTCGATACACCAACATCATTCAGATTCCCATCTCCTGTATTCGTACAAGACGGATCTGAGTATTGTATCGTGTTAATTTCTGATTCTAACAAATATAAAGTTTGGATTTCTCAACTTGGTGATACTGTTCCAGGAACAAGTAGAACTATTTCTGAGCAACCATATCTTGGATCGTTGTTTAAGTCACAGAACGCATCTACTTGGACAACCGATCAAACACAAGACTTGATGTTTACAATTTACAAAGCTAAGTTTGATACATCAGGTGTTGGAACTGTTCAGTTTGTAAATGATGTTCTTCCATATACAACTTTAGAAAACGATCCATTCCAAATGACTGCTGGCTCGAATGTTATTCGTGTATGGCAGAACAATCATGGTCTAACAGATGGCGCTAAAGTGACTATCTCTGGTGTAACTGGAACATTAAATGGAATCCCAGCTGCTGAGTTAAATGGTTCTTGGTTTGTAAGCAACATCGATCTAGATTCTTACACAATTACTACAGGAACTTCTGCAACTAAGACTGGTTATTTTGGTGGATTAACTGTAAGAGCCACAGGACAGACACAGTATGATGCTGTTATGCCAATCGCTCAAGTTCAGAACTTCTCAGAAACTTCAACAACATACTCAATGAAAACTACATCGGGTAGATCTGTTGATGGATCTGAAACTCCATATGTTCAAGACATTTCATTTGGTGATTGTTTGGTCAATGAAAATAATTATTTCTACAGCCCTCGTCTTGTTGCTTCTGAGATAAATGAAAACACATTTACTGGAGGTAATAAATCAGTAACTTTCGCTGTAAACTTATCTTCAACTAATGATTCTTTATCACCAGTTTTGGATACACAGCGTATAAGTTTAGTGGCTATTTCAAATAGAATTAACTCACCGACTCATACTAATGTTAATGTAACCCCAACTGATTACACTCAGTTATTCACTGGAGCTACTGGAGCGTTTAGTTTCTCTGGCTCTACATTAACTTCTACAGTTTCAACAATCAGAAGTTTAATGCAGACTATTGGTGTTGGACAGTATATTAAAGTAGAAGGTTCTACAACTACTGCAAATAGTGGACAGTTCTTGGTGACTGATGTAACAGACAACGGAACTAACTGCACCATTACAGTTTCTGGAGTAACCTTTACTTCTGAGAATGCTGTTTCTGGAACTGCAATTTCAACAGTCAATTTATTCACTGACGAGATCGCTCCAGTAGGTTCTTCCGCAGTTTCTAAGTATGTTTCCAAGGCTATTAAGCTGGCTCTTCCATCTACTTTCATGAAGATTAGATTTGCAGCTAATATACCTAATCAGTCTGATGTTGCTGTTTATTATAAGACTTCTTTAGGGTCTTCTGGTAATCTGGATAAGACTAAATATACTTTAGCGACTCCAGTTTCTACTCCTATTAAAGTTGAAAACGGGAACGAAACATTCTATGACATAGATTACTCTTTGGCTAATTTAAGTCAATTTGATTCTGTTCAGGTTAAACTGGTTATGAAATCCGTTAATACATCTGCTATTCCAAGAATTAAAGACCTAAGAATTATTGCGTGTGCCTAATATGGAACAAAATTACCTAAAGGTATCTGGTCACGAAAACCTAGTACGAGATATGTCTTCCAAGGCAGTCATAAATACTAGTATGGTCGAATATGAAGAATATATGGCACGTCGTAGAGCAAAAGAACAAGAACAAGAACTTATTGCAAAACAGACTGAAGAAATAAATAATCTAAAGTCAGATATATCTGAGATTAAGCAAATGCTACATGAATTGCTTATTAAAGATCGCTGAAAAATAAGGGAAAATAATGGCGACACTCGTTTTAAGACAAACAAAGGGACAACCCCTTACCAACTCAGAAGTTGATGGAAACTTTACCAACTTAAATGATGAGTTGGCAACTAAACTACCTTCTGCTACTTATACCCCAGCTGATATTTTAACAAAAATCAAGACTGTGGATGGAGCAGGATCTGGCTTGGATGCAGATGCTCTGGATGGAATGAACACAAGTTCAACCCTTCCAACAACTCTGGATAAAAGTTCTATCGTTTCTCGTGATACATCTGGTAATATTGGCGTAAATGCGCTAACAGTTGCAGGTGCTCTTACTGGAGCTGGAGCTACATTTAGTGGTCCAGTATCTGTAGGTTCTATCACTATCGCTGGTGGATCAATTCCAGTTTCTGCTGGTGGTACTGGTGCTACAACTGCTCAGAATGCAAGAACTAACTTAGGTGTTGCGATCGGGTCAGACGTTCAAGCGTATAGTTCCAATTTACAAGCATTGTCTACAGCTACCCCAATTGCAGATAGATTACCATATTATACTGGTGCAGCTGCAGCAGCACTTACACCTTTTACTGCATTTGGAAGAACTTTAGTTGGCTCGACAGACGTCTTTGCTGCAAGAACTAATCTTGGTGTAGTTATTGGTACTGACGTTCAGCCATTCGATCCCGACTTATCTGCTATCGCTGGTATTACAACTAACGGATTATATGCTAGAACTGCAAACGGATCAGCTGCTGCTAGAAGTATTGCTGGTGTAGCTGGAGAAATAGTTGTTGCAGATGGCGATGGTGTAGCTGGAAACCCAACAATCTCAGTTGGTGCAGGTATCGCAAAATTATCAGCAAATAACGTATTTGCAGGAAGTAATACTTTCCAAGCCATTTATGCAACTGAAGTTAATACAACTTCAGACCAAAGACTAAAAGAAGATATTAAAACCCTAAATAATGCTGTAGATATTGTTAATAGTTTGCGTGGAGTAGCCTATATTAAGGGTGGTAAAGCGGAACTGGGGTTAATTGCTCAAGAAGTTGAACAGGTTATCCCTCAAGTTGTTGGTGAGGATATGTCTGGTTATAAAACCATCGCCTACGGTAATATGGTTGGTCTATTGGTTGAGGCTATCAAAGAACAACAAAAAACAATTAAAGAATTAACTACTCGTCTAGAGAACTTGGAGAAATAATATGCCAGTAAGTGCAACAGGATTTAAAATTTCAAATGGAACAGACCTTAATGGTTTGTTTTGGACATGGCAGGGCGATACAGGAAATCGTGGTGTAAACGATAGTAACGGTAACTGCGGTTGGGCATGTGCATGTAACGCATGTAACTCAGCATGTAACTGTAACTGCGGTAACTGCGACGCTGCCGATTTAGCGTTTAACGTACACGTTACTGACTGGAGACTAAACGTCTTCCGTAACACTTCATACAACGATGGTCTTCGTCACGACTCACAAGAACAGTCAATGGGTCATTTCAAATATTTGCGTGTAAACTGTAACTGTAACTGCGCATGTAACTGTAACTGTGCTTGTAACTGTAACTGCTAAGGATTAAAAACATGTATAAATTATTTAAAATTCCTGTAACTGGGATCGATGGTTCTGAAGATATTGGTATCAATACTTCTGTTAGAACTACTATGGGTTATAACGCAGCGAATAAAGAAATTACTGTATTGGTTGAGAAAATTGTATTACCAGAAGTCCCAACAACTGAATCTATTGATCTTAGAATTAATCATACAGAAGCTAATTTTGAGACTTTATTAGAGAGAACTTTTACTACAGCAGATTTCCCTAAAACAAAAGATGCTGTTCGTTGGGTAGTAGATTACGACGTTACTAAAAATGAAATTGTTGGTCCATTTAATGCTTTAGAATATACAAAAAATAATGTTACTGGAAGTTTCACTCATAGAGAAATTCCTAAAATTATTAAACGTCGTTACAATAATAATTTAATCCCATTATTTACCATCGATAATTTTTATAAGTCAGCAGCAGATTTTGATGCATCAGTTATGACTGTTTATGTTGATGAACAGGGTTTACAAATTAACGATACTATTCTTACTGGAGATTTAACTTCAGCTGAAACAACAGATCAAGCTGGCGCAACATCTTGGACTTATTATAATTTACATACAGCTGTTCACTATGAACTTTTGGATAATGATGGAAAGATTATTTCTACCAATTTACCATATACAAAAGAAGAAGCCAAAGCTGCTACAACATATCCAATGGCAGTAGCTCCAGGAGCATACGACCCAGCTAACCCATTACAACCAAATAATGGTGGTAATCGTTTTAAAGTTAGTTTACCAGTAGCAGATTATTATACTGTAAGAGCTGCATTTGGAACATTTTATGCAGATAAAACTTTACCTATATCTTTTGATGTAGTATGTATCAATGGTATCCCAAATAAATCTCGCTTAGTTTCTGGTGGATTTGATAAACAAAACCCAGTTCCAGGACAATTAGCTAATCAAAATATTGTAAGCTATGGTCAACAGCATGATTTTGCTGGATCAAATAAAACATTGTGTGGAGTTGATTCTTTAAGAATTTCTACTAATGGTTTGGTTGCTGGTGATTACATTAAATTGAAACTAAATGCTGGAGAGTTTTATTCTTACTCAGAACTTTGGATTGAACTAATTTAATTACCATAAATACATTTGTTATTAATAGATTATAAGGATTTACAATGAGTTTATATAAGCTGGTTCTTAAAGGAGCCAATGATGTTGAGCAGGTTTTAGTTTATGACCCAATGACATCTGAGATGTTTTGGGAAGAAACAAAAGAAAAACCATCGCTGAGCCACATTTCTAATGGTTTGGAGTATCAAATTAATGCAAAAGTTTGGACTCCTGCCAAAGTAACAAACCCTCACGATCCAGAACTCCACGGAAGAAAATCCAGAAAACCAACAACACTTAAGATTACTATGGGTCTTAAGTGTAATTATGCTTGCTCTTATTGCAATCAAGCACATCAACCTCATGATCCAGTAGGCGGACCAGATGACGCAGAAGATCTAGTTCGAAAAATGAAAGAAAATTTTCAGTTCGGAACTTATGATAGATTCCGTCTTGAATTTTGGGGTGGCGAACCAATGGTATATTGGAAGACCCTAAAACCTTTAGCTGAAAAGGTTAGAAAAGTTTATCCCAATGCACAGTTTATGATGGTAACCAATGGTTCTTTATTGGATAGAGAAAAGATTGATTGGTTTAATCGAATGGGATTTTCAATCGGTATGTCGCATGATGGACCATTACATGCTCAAAATCGTGGACCAGATCCACTTGATGAACCAAGAGCAAAAGATGCTGTAGTATATGCATTAAAAACTATGGGACAGGGAAGATTTACATTTAACTGTGTATTGACACGTGAGAATGTATCAATACCAGCTGTTCGAGATTTTATTTGCGACAAGTTAAACAGAAAAGATTTTGGATATGAATATACTGAAATTTCTCAGATGGAACTGCAAGTTACAACTGAAGAATTAATGTTACCGTATGATGATTCTGGAATGGCGCATTCTTTGCAAACTCCAGACGAGAAGAAAGAAATTCTACATAATTTATTCTGGGAAACTATTCAAGGACAAAACCAGTTTAGTTGGACAGTCAATACAAAGATTACTGGATTTTTTGAATCGTTAGTTTATCAGAGACCAGCAGAAGTAGTTGGTCAAAAGTGCGGTATGGACAAAGAAGATAATATTGCCATCGATATGAAAGGTAATGTTACTACTTGCCAAAACACCTCTTCATTAACTAAACATAATCTTGGTAATATTGAAGATTTTGATAATATTCGTTTGACCAATTCTTATCACTGGTCGACCAGAGCAGAGTGTCCTAGTTGTCCAGTAGTTCAACTGTGTCAGGGTGCTTGTTTATTCTTAGAAGATCAGTACTGGACTCAAGCGTGTGAGAATTTATTCTATTATAATCTTGCTATTCTTGCAGGTGCTCTATTCATTATGACTGATGGATTAGTTTTGACGAGAATTGAAGGCGATAAGATTAGATTTAATGATGTTAAAACACTTGACGTTATTGATATTAATTTCGTCAAATCTAGCGGAACTCAAAAATCATGGAAAGTTCGTAAACCTCTGAACATTCCTGTGGTTACTGTTCCAGCAATGCCAGTAGTATAATGGCGTTTCTTGATTGTATGATTTGGGAACTGAATAAATTCCCAAGATATGGAAGATATAGAAATGGCTACACAATAGCCAATATCTTCCATTACTGTTCAGACACCAAGGAATACCAGAATAATAATGTAAATATTCAAATTCCTGAATTTGAACTAATTGCAACACCAGAACAACTGCAATTTGTTTATAAATACAAAGAGCAGATTATTGATAACAAGATTCCAGTAATACTGAATTCTATAAATAATGGTATAGAGACTTGGTCGGTAGACCTATTCAAAGCAAAATTTTTACAATACCTTAAAAGGTAAGGAGAACCAAAAAATGAGTAAAAAGCACGTAAAATGGGTTATCGCCCACGAGCCAATCGGGCTATTTCTTAAGGTAGCTGAGTCGTTCGCTAAAGAAGTTAATGAGAAAACTAATGGTCAATTTGATATCGAAGTTCTTTCTCTAACTGCTTATGCTGAGAAATATAACGCTGGCAAGAAAATTAGCAAGAACGATTTAATGCAGATGATTAATGATGGCACTATCGAAATGAGCCACATTTACACTACTTGGTTGGCAGACTACAACAAAGATCTAAACGCATTAGATCTACCATTCTTGTTCCGTGACCACGATCACGCTGACGCAGTTTTAGAAGGTGAAATTGGAACTCAACTATTGGCTGATGTAAGCAAGAATTCTAACATTCACGCTATGTCTTTCACTTACTCTGGTGGTTATCGTGTTGTTCCAGCAAACTTTAAAGCTGACAGCGTAGACGCATGGAAGTTTAAGAAAGTTCGTACTAGCCGTTCTCCAGTTGCAATCGATACTTTCAAGTTACTTGGTGCAAACACTTATCCAGGTATCGAACTTGAGCAAATGAATTCAGCTGCTAAAGAGGGTGTTATTAACGCAGGTGAATCAACTTACGTTCGTATTTTCCCATTACAGCAAAACGAAGCATTTAAGTATGTTAACGACACTGCTCATAGCTTGTTCTTAACTTCTATTATCGTTAATAAAGACTGGATGGCTCAGTTCGACGCAGAAACTAAAGAGATTATCTCTACTGCAGCATTTAATGCAGCACGTAAAGAGCGTCGTGAGTCTGTTGCTGACATTCCAAACATCCTTGCAGAGTGCGAAGCAAAAGGTGTTAAGGTTGTTAAGATGTCTGAGAAAGAAGAACAGAAATTTAAACAAGTTACTGCTAAAGTATATGACATGTACGCTGACTACTTTACTCCAGGTCTAGTAGAAAAAATCAAGCTACAGTAATACTGTCTAAATACATTATGTAAGGGGATGTTTAGGCATCCCCTTTTTCATTTGGGGATTATATGAAGCAAATTTTATTTTACAATGTTGGATTCGTTAAACAAGTTGTTGACCAGCAACCTGAGATTTTAGATGGTTATCTTTTAGACAGAGATTTATTTTATTTTTATGACAAACATAAAATGAATCTTAATAATGTTTATGATAGAACAGGATCTATTCCACATTACCTAAACATTAAACCTGGACTATTGCAAATACCGAGTGTAGAGGGTTTTAACAAGTCATTTGCTCAATGTGTAGAAGAACGATGTAAACAACTTTTATCATTGGGTAAACGTATAAATGTCGTTTGGAGTGGAGGTATTGATAGCACTTTAGTTCTCTGTGCGTTACTGCATTTTGCCAACGATCCAAAACAAATTGCTGTTTATGGAACATATACTTCCATACTAGAGTCTGGGGATTTTTTAGAGAAAAGAATTATCCCTAAAGGTGTAGATTTAAAAATTAAAGTTTCTTCGAATAGAGATTTTGATGATTGTTCAGAAAATGAGATATTTGTTACTGGGTTCTTTGGTAATCAGCTATTTGGACCAACTGATAATTTCTCAGTTAATCCTGCAGTAAAAACAAACATATCCTTTTTTCATCATCAATTCAATGGACCAGATCCATTGGACGACTATACGAAGTACATCGATCCAGAATTGCATGAGTTTATGTTACCATGCATTAATGCTAGTCCAAAGAAAATTGAAACCTTAAGAGATTTACGTTGGTGGTTTATTTTTAACTTGGATTGGTATACTGCTGAGTTTGCAACAAGAGTTAGTACAAGTCAGCAAGACAATCAATTTCACTTCTTTAATACAGACGACTTTCAGCGTTATGTGATTACAACTAAAGAACCATTCACTAAAGAAGTTGGAAACCCATTGACTCATCGTTGGGTTATGAGGGAGTTAATCGAGGAGTGGAGTGGCGATAGCCATTATGCTTGGCAAAAACCAAAAGGGGTTTCCAATTTAGGAAACCCCGATCCGACATGGCTACTTCTATTGGAAGATTATAGTGTGATTAAGTTACCACCCACATCTTTTGTAAACCAAACTAGAATTAACGTCCGAAACCAACCTTAATATTTAAAGTGACATAAGATTGAGTGTCTAGATTAGTTTCTGTATAACGCATCAAATGTCCAGGAGTTACATAAACTTCTCCAAATCTACCTTTGATTTGAAATGAAGTTGCAACCAAATTCTGTGCAGCCAATTGACGTGTTGTAGTTACGCCACCACGAGGATCGGCGAAATATGTTGGTGGTGTATATTCGCCAGTGTGCAGAACAAACGTAAATACCAAAGGAACGTGTTCGTAACAATGTAGTGGAATGTGTTCTAATTTTTGTTGGAATAGAGCATTGGATCCAATAATAACAGGTGTATATTGCATCTCATTGTTAAATTCTGGAAGATCTTGGCAAATAGTATAGACAATCTCTTTGAGTTTTTCTACATATTTGTTATCTTCTGTGAACATTAAATCTGTAGTTACATTTGTTGAGCATGAATTGACCAAGTCAATAAAATCTTGATCGCTAAAGGTCAAATCATCCATCATTGTGGGATTTATGTCAAAACTCCGAAATTGTGTTGAGAATAATTCTTTTGCGAAAGATTCTGTTACCAGTTTATTGACTTGAATTTCGGGGGTGTTTTGGGTTGTTTCCATGTTATCTCCATGAGTTAAAAAATAATCGCTTCGCAGCTAAAAAGTATTTATACAACTGTATTTAGCGTTTCCAAATATGATAAATAATTGAAGAAAAGCAATTTAGGATCCCTAGGATGGCAACTGTTAGCAACCTTTTTGTAGACGCTGGAGCTGACTACAGTACAATTATTACTGTGGCTGCTACTAACGGACAACCATTGAATCTGACTGGGTATAGCGTGGCTTCTCAGATGAGAAAATCTTACTCATCTTCCACTGTATACAATTTTACAACATCACTTTATGACGCTGCGCAAGGCAAGGTTCGTCTTCAGTTAAACAACGCACAATCTTCAGCTATCCCAGCTGGTAGATGGCTGTATGACGTAGAAATAACATCACCATCAGGAACTAAAACAAGGGTCATAGAAGGAATCGTAACAGTAACCCCAGAAATAACGAGATAATAATGGCAGATACAGTAGCAATAGTTCAGCCCGAAGAATCGTTACAAGTTGCAGTATCAGAAGGAACAATAGTTCTTTCTAATACCAACTTGGCTAACCCAGCTGTAGTAGAATCAATGTCTAATATTGCAGACGTTGATGTTACAACGAATGGAAAAACAACTGGGTCAATATTGATTTACAGAGAAGCAACTCAAAAATGGACCGCCTCAACTACCTTAGATGCGCAAAACATGGAAGGTGGCTATTATTAAATGGAGAATAACAGATGGCATCAATAATCAGAATTAAGCGTTCGAGTGGAAGTTCCGCTCCAGCCACACTGGGTGATGGTGAGTTAGCCTACTCATCTGGCTCAGGTAAATTATACATTGGTTTCGGTACTGAGGTATCGGGCAGTGCACCTCAACAAATCATCGGTGGTAAATTCTACACCGACCTATTATCTGGAACTGCAGGATCTTGGTCAACGCTAAGTGGTAAAGCAGTTATTCTTGATAACACAGGTAAGATTGACAAATTCCTAGTTGGTGGTTTAGCGTTTGGTGATGTAGCACCTAATACAATTAGTGCAGTAAGTGGCGATATTACAATCGCTCCTAACTCTTCTACAGCAATCGTAAGAATCGCTGGTACAAACCAGATGATGATTCCTGCTGGTACTACAGCACAAAGAACTACTCCTGCTTACGCTGGTGCAATTCGTTTCAATACAGATCAAAGTTCTTTTGAAGGATACTCAGGTTCCAACTGGTCATCACTAGGTGGTGTTCGTTCTGTTGATGGATTAACATACATTACTGCAGAATCTTCTCCAGGTGCTTCTGATGACACTCTAAGATTCTATACAGATGGCACTCTTGCCATGGCTCTAGACACAGATAGTCTAGACATTGAATCTAAAATTGCAACAGTTAATATTAATGCGACTACTGCTTCTTCTAGCACCGCTACAGGTGCATTAGTTGTTGATGGTGGTGTTGGTATTGCTGGAGATGTGTATATTGGTGGAAATTTAAGTATCGCTGGTACTGACTTAAATATCGGTAGCGTACAGTTTAATCAAGGTTTAACTCTATCTGGTTCAACAACTCCTGCAACTGAATACTTCCGTATCACTGATGGTGCTGCAACACCAGTAACCAAGTTCTTAGTTGATACTGCAAACGGTAATACTTCTATTACTGGAACATTATCTGCAGGTGCTTCTACTCTTTCATCAGCAACTATTAGCAACAATGCTTCTGTTGGTGGAACTCTAGTAGTCACTGGCAATACAACACTTAATGGATCTTTAGCAGCTGGCGCATCGACTCTTGCTTCTGCTTCTGTAACAGGTAACGCAACTGTTGGTGGAACATTCGGTGTAACAGGTGCTACAACTCTAGCAGCATTAAGTGCTACAACTGGTTCTTTCTCTAGCACCCTATCATCTACTGGCGACTTCGCTGTCAATACAAACAAGTTTACTGTTACTGCAGCTTCTGGAAACACTTCTGTTGCAGGAACTTTAGCCGTAACTGGTGCTACAAACTTAAGTAATACTTTAGGTGTTACTGGAGCGACTACATTAGGTTCAACTCTTGGTGTAACTGGTGCTGCCACTTTCGCAAGTACTGCCAATGTTGATGGCAACTTCTCTATTGCAACTAATAAGTTTACAGTAGCTGCCACATCAGGTAATACAGCGATTGCTGGAACTCTTGGTGTTTCTGGAGTATCCAATCTTGCTGCATTAAATGCTACAGCAGGTAATTTCTCTACAACTCTTGATGTAACTGGTGCTGCTACTTTCTCTAGCACAGTTTCTTCACTAGGAAACTTTGACGTTGGTACTAATAAGTTTACTGTCAATGCTACATCAGGTAATGCTCAAATTGCTGGTACATTAGGTTTAACTGGCGACTTAGCAATTAACGTAAACAAGTTTACAGTAGCTGCAACATCAGGTAATACAGCGATTGCTGGCACATTAACTGTATCTGGAGCTACTACGCTAAGTTCTAACTTAGCGATGAGTGGTAATACTATTACTGGTCTTGCTGATCCAGTAAACCCACAAGACGCTGCAACTAAGAACTATGTTGACGCTGCTCGTTCTGGTCTAGATGTTAAACAGTCAGTTCGTGTAACAACTACAGGAAACATTACTCTTTCTGGAACTCAGACGATTGATGGAATCGCTGTTGTTTCTGGCGATCGTGTTCTTGTTAAAGACCAAACTACTGCTTCTCAAAACGGTATTTACGTTGTTGCGAACGGATCTTGGTCTCGTGCATCAGATGCAGACGCAAACGCTGAAGTTACTTCTGGTTTATTTACTTTCGTTGAAGAAGGTAATACTCAAGCAGCAACTGGATGGGTATTAACTTCAACTGGAACACTAACAGTTGGAACTTCTCCATTAACATTCGGTTTATTCTCAATCACCAACAATATTGCTGCTGGTGCTGGTCTTATCAAGAATGGTAACCAATTTGACGTACAAGTTGGAACTGGTATCGCAATCGTTGCAGACACTGTAACTCTTGCTTCTACTGTTGCTGGTGCTGGTTTAACATTCACTGGTGGTGTTGTTGATGTAGTTGGAACTGCAAACAGAATTACTGTCAATGCTGATAGTATTGACATCGCATCAACTTATATTGGTCAATCTTCTATTACAACTTTAGGTACTATTACCACTGGTGTTTGGAATGGAACTACTATTGGTGCAGGGTATGGTGGTACTGGCGTATCAAGTTACTCTGTTGGTGATTTGTTGGTTGCTTCTGGTGCTTCTACTCTAAGTAAATTAAGTGTTGGTGTTTCAGGTAAAGTTCTACAGTCAAATGGAACTACTTTAGTCTACGGCGACGTAGATGGCGGAACATACTAAATAGCATAAAGAACAGAGGGATTTTTATCCCTCTTTCAAAATTGAGTTGTCCTTTTTTAAGGTAAATAATGGCCAATACGGTTAAGTTAAAAAAGTCTTCCGTACTAGGAAAGATCCCACAATCTGCAGATTTAGATTATGGCGAGTTAGCACTTAACTACGCCGATGGGAAACTGTATTTCAAAGATTCATCAAACGTAATACAGTTATTTGGTGCATCTTCTGCCACAGATACCTTAACAAACAAAACACTAACTGATAGTACAGTTAATAATACACCGATCGGTGCTACAACACCATCAACTGGCGCATTTACATCTTTATCCGCTACAGGTAATGTTACAGCTGGGCAAAACTTAGTAAGCAATTTCTCCTCGGGTGACGAGGGTGGTGAGATTACCCTAAACAAACCTGCAACGAATACAACAATTTCCACAAGTGTCACAATTGACGTTTGGCAAAATAAAGTTCGTATTTTTGAAAGTGGTGGATCAAATCGTGGTGCATTTATTGATTTATCTGCTGCAGTCGGTGGAGTTGGATCAAACCTTTTAACAGGTGGGTCGCAGGGAACCACATTACCATCTCAAACTGGGAATGCAGGAAAATATTTAACAACCGATGGATCGGTACTATCTTGGGCAGCTGTTGCTGGTAGTGGTGGGTTTCCAGTTGTTGATGCAGGATTAATTACAGAGTCTATAAATATGTCTGCGATGGTAGATGCAGGAACTATAGCGTAAAAGGTAAAGAATGGCACTCCAAATACAATTAAGACGTGGTACACATAGCCAACATAGTACATTCACAGGTGTCCTTGGTGAAGTAACAGTCAATACCACAAATAACTCTTTACATATGCACGATGGCACCAGTCCTGGTGGCCATGAACTAGCTAAAGTAAATTTCAGTAACGTAGCTTCTGGCGCAATCGCCAACTCTAAGCTAGCGAACTCAACAATTTCTGGTGTTGCTCTTGGTTCAAACTTAGCAACATTAACTATCGGCACTGGTTTAACTGGTGCTGCTTATAATGGTTCATCTGCATCTACAGTTTCTCTGGCAGCTTCTGGCGTAACTGCTGGTTCTTATGGTTCTTCAACAGCAGTTCCTGTATTGACCATCGATACATATGGTCGTGTAACTTTAGCAGGTACTGCTGCAATCTCAGGTGCTTTAACATTTACTGGGGATGTTTCTGGTTCTGGAACAACTGGAACAACTACAACATTAACTCTTGCTACAGTTAATTCCAATGTAGGAACATTCACCAAACTAACAGTAAACGGTAAGGGTCTTGTAACTGCTGCTTCAAATGCTACTACTGCAGATATAGCAGAGAGTGGCAATCTGTATTACACTCAAGCTAGATTTGATTCTGCTTTTGCTGCCAAGTCAACAACTAATTTGGCAGAAGGAACAAATCTTTACTATACTCAAAATAGATTTGATGCTGCTTTTGGCGCAAAGACTACAGATAATTTAACTGAAGGTTCGTCAAATCTATATTTCACTACTTCTCGTGCACGTGCTTCAGTTTCAGCAGGAACTGGAATTACATACAGTAATACTACTGGTGTAATTTCCACTGCACAAGATATTTCTACTACTTCTTCTCCAGTATTTGCTGCTATCACGTCAACAGGAGCAATAACTGCTGGAAGTTTAACTGTAAGTGGCGATTTAACTGTTAACGGAACGACTACTACTGTTAACTCTACTACACTAACAGTAGACGATAAAAATATTGAATTGGGTTCTGTTGCAAGTCCTTCTAATGCTACTGCTGATGGTGGTGGTATTACTCTTAAAGGTACTACTGACAAAACATTTAACTGGGTATCGGCAAGTGCAGCTTGGACTTCATCTGAACACTTAGCTTTAGCAGCAGGAAAAACTTTACTACTGAATGGTTCTACATCAGGAACTGTTACTGTTCAAGTTCCTGCAGCAGCTGGCGCAACAACCATCACTCTACCAGCTACTACTGGTACTGTTGTTACAACAGGTGACACAGGAACTGTAACCAATGCAATGTTGGCTGGTTCAATCGCCAACGCAAAACTATCAAATAGTTCTGTAACAATTAATGGTCAAACAGTATCTCTTGGTGGATCTACCACTGTTACAGCAACTGCTACAAACGCATTAACTATTGGAACTGGATTAACAGGAACATCTTATAATGGATCATCTGCAGTAACTATCGGTATTGATTCAACTGTTGTTACTTTAACTGGAACACAGACTTTATCAAATAAGTCCTTATCTGATAGCACAACATATTTTGTTGATGAAACAGATGCAACTAAAAAGATGCAAATTCAAGTATCAGGTATTACATCTGGTACTACACGAGTATTAACAGCACCAAACGTAGATGGTACTATCGTCACAACTGGCGATACAGGAACTGTTACATCAGCAATGATTGCCAATGGCACTATTGTTAATGATGACATTAGTGCAACTGCAGCAATCGCATCATCTAAGATTGCAGGTCTCGCTGCTTCCGCTACAACTGATACAACAAATGCATCAAATATTTCTTCAGGAACATTGGCAGCTGGAAGATTACCAGCATTCACTGGAGATGCAACTTCAAGTGCAGGATCTTCTGCTTTAACACTATCAGCATCTGGCGTTACTGCAGGAACTTATGGTTCTTCTACCGCAGTTCCTGTATTGACTGTAGATGCTAAAGGTAGAATCACTGTTGCTTCTACCGCATCAATTTCTGGTGCAATTACTTTAAGTGGTGATGTTTCTGGAACTGGCACAACAGGTTCGACAACTAACGTCACTTTAGCAACAGTAAACTCAAATGTAGGAACATTTGGTTCTTCAACAGCGATTCCAACTATCACTGTAAATGCTAAAGGTTTGGTAACTGGTGTTTCTACAACTGCAGTATTCATTCCTTCAAGTTCTATTGCTGTTACTGGTGGCGATTTAACATTATCTGGAACCACTGGCGCAGATATAACTAATGCGACTCTGGCAGCAACTGGTATCGGTGCTGGAACTTACACCAAGATTACTGTTGATACTAAAGGTCGTGCTACAGTAGGTGCACAAGCTACTACTTCAGATATTGCTGAGGGAAGCAATCTTTATTATACAGATGCTCGTGCAAGAGCTGCTCATTCAGCTGGAACTGGTATTTCATATAACAGTGGCACTGGTGCGATTGCTGTAGATACATCCACTATCGCAACACAAACTTATGTTAATACAAAGGTAGCAGACTTAGTAGGTTCTACTCCTGCTACATTAGATACTTTACAAGAGTTAGCGACAGCAATTGGCAACGATCCAAACTATGCTTCTACGCTAACTACTTTAGTTGGTACCAAATTAAATACTGCAGATTTTACTTCTACAGCAAATACTTGGCTTGGAACTAAGTCAACTACAAACTTAGCTGAAGGAACTAATCTTTATTTCACTAATGCGAGAGCAAGAAGTGCTATTAGTGCCAGTGGCAACTTATCTTATAACTCAACTACTGGTGTAATTAGTTATAGTAATCCAACTACAGATAGTGTTACAGAAGGTTCTACTAACCTTTATTTCACTACCACTAGAGCTAATACTGCATTTGATAATCGTTTAGGATCAAAATCTACTTCAGACCTCTCTGAAGGAACGAATAAATACTTTACAGACGCTAGAGCAAGAGCTGCTATTAGTGTCAGTGGTGGAGCAACATACAATTCATCTACTGGTGTTATTAATGTACCTGCTCCAACAGTTACATTAGATGGTCTTGATGACGTTGTAATTAATTCTCCGCAAGCACAGCAGGTTCTTAAGTTTAATGGATCCCAGTGGGTCAATGCTAACAATGACGTTGCTGTAGCTTCTGCTGTTTTTGCTCCTCAAGCAATGAGTGATTTGGGAGAAGTTAGCGATTCAAGTATCGGTATTACTGAAGATCTTGGACTTGTTACTCAGCTTGCGTTTTTTGTTTATGATATGGGACAACTACGATTGGATGGTATTGTGTCATTGAATAACTTGGATCAATCTGTTAAATCAGATTATATTGCTTACTCTATTATTTTTGGATTCTAAAGGATAAACTATGGCTCGTGCATTAGCAGAAAAATATATTTTTACTCCAGGTGGAGTTAACCAAGGAACAATTAAGATTCCTGGAAAAGTTGACTTAAATCAACTATTGGTTATTACAAATAAAAGTACACAAGAAAACATCTATGCGTTAGGAGATCCTACACGCAGTGCAACCATATCATTTAATGCTGATGATGCTGATACATTCAATACTGCTTATGATGGAGTAACTACCATTACTTTGACAAAAGATACATCAGAGATGTTATCTACACATTCTTTGGCAATCTACACTGACGCTCCTAGTTATCAAGGTACTATCATTCGACCATATGCATTCGGTACAGATGCTATTGAACGTATCCGTATTGCAAACCCTCAGGCGATGATTGACGCTGACTTTGAGTATGGTCTACAAACTACAAAGTGGCAGAACTATTCTTCTATTAGAAATATTCCAGGTATCTTTGAAAAACCTGGACTTGACTTGTTTATTTCTAACGTAACTACTGACGGAGCAACTCCTTCGATTATTACCGTAACAACTACAGCACCACATGGTCTCTTAGTTGGCGATCCAGTTATTCTTCATGGTCTTTCTGTTGTATTAAACTATGCACGAGCAGAAGGTGCGTTTATCGTTGCCAGTGTTCCAAACTCTACAACATTTACATATTATGCTAAGGGTATTGTTGGAACTAACGGACAAACTATGTTCGGTAGTGCGACTTATGGTCGTCGTGGTGGTTTCTATGCTGGTGCACAAATGCCAGTGACGAGTATTGTCAGTGATGGTGTTAACCCATCGAAGATTACTGTAACATTATCAGCCAACCATGGTCTGGTTCCAGGATCTCCAATTACTGTAATTAATACTTCCAATGGAACTAATCATAATTTAATTTCAGGAAACTTTTTCTTAGAAACTATTGTTAACCCAACTACGTTTACATATACTGCTCGAGTTGGCGGATCAGTTTCTAATACAGGATTGACTGGAAAAGTTTTCGTTCGTTCAGACGCTATTTCTATCCATCGTCCATTTGATGGAGGTATTATTCTTGGACCATTTAGTCCATCAAATGGTGCATCTGCTATTCGTCAAACTAAAAAATATATCCGTTACCAATCAGGTAAGGGTGTTATGTTCACTTCTGGTGTTTTATTTTGTCCAGTACATAACTTAGATCAAATATCAGCTAATGGTACAGTTCCAGGATCTGTTGTTACAGTAACGTGCGAAACTAACCATGGATGTCAAGTTGGTGCAACTGTTACTATTGCAGGTGTTATTACTGGAGGTTATAATGGAACATACGGTATTACTTCCGTTGTTAACGAACAAACATTTACATACTCAGCTTCTAATACATTGGAATCTGCCACAGCAGTTTTAACTGACTTGCCACGTGTAACAGTTGTAGGCTGGCATGGTTCTACAGTTCGTTGCGGTCCATTCGATGACCAAAACGGAGTTTTCTGGGAATTTGATGGACAAGAACTTGCTGTAGGTAAGCGTTCTGGTACATATCAATTATCAGGATATGTTGCTTGTACTCCAGGATCTCAAGCAGTTACTGGCACGAATAGTCGTTTCACTCAACAGTTACGTGCAGGTAGTAATATTATTATTCGTGGTATGACATATAAAGTTGCATCTATTAGTAGCGATACAGCATTAACTATTAATCCTCCATATCGTGGTATTAATCCGTCAGGTAAAGTAAAATATACGGTAATTAGAGATACACGTGTCCCTCAATCTCAATTTAATATTGATAAGATAGATGGAACTGGAGAATCTGGATATAAGATTAATCTAGGTAAAATGCAGATGATCGGTATTCAATTCTCTTGGTATGGTGCTGGTTTTATTGATTGGATGATTCGTGGATCTGATGGTAACATGATTCCTGTACATAGAATGAAACAGAATAACGTTAATGATGAAGCGTACATGCGTACTGGTAACTCAACTATTCGTTATCAAGTTATTAATGAAATCGCTGCGTCTACGTTAACTGAAAATGTAAATGCAACTCAAACAACCATTACAGTTAAAGACGCATCTAGGTACCCAGCTACTGGTGGAGTACTTAACCTAGAAGGAGAGTTAATTCAATACACTGGTAAAACAGGAAATACATTAACTGGATGTACTAGAGGTTCAAGCATCACTCAATTCGTTGGTGGTTTAAATAGAACATTTACAGGAAGACCAGCTTTTGCTCATAGTGAAGGAAATGGACAACAGGGTGTTGGATTAATGAGTGTAACTTGCTCACCATTAATTAACCACTGGGGTTCTTCATATATTATGGACGGTAATTTTGATACTGATCGTGGATACTATTTTAACTACGCTTCTTTATCCAATACAATTAACGCAGGTGCTGCAAAAAGTGTATTCTTTATTAGATTGGCTCCATCAGTTTCAAACTCCATTGCTGCTGACTTCGGAGATAGAGATTTGATTAATCGTTCACAATTATTGTTGGAAAAATTACAGATTACAACAGACCAATCTGTTCAGTTAATTGGTATGTTAAATCCAGGTAATATTGATGCATCTACTCTTTCGTGGGAAAACGTAAACCAAGCAGCTTTAGGTTCACAACCTTCTTTTGCTCAGATCTCTACAAGCACTACTACTGAAGCAACTCCAGGAGAACAGATTTTCGCAACTCTTGGACCTCCAGGAGGATTTGCTGAGATTGACTTAACAAAACTAAAAGAACTATCAAATTCGGCTATTGGTGGTTATAGTAACTATCCTGATGGTCCAGACGTTTTAGCCGTTGTAGTTAAAAACTTAGGTAGTGGTAATGCTAAAGTGAACGTAAACTTATTCTGGACAGAAGCCCAAGCCTAAATATAAGATAAAAATTAGAGGAAAACTATGGCAACACAAGTACAATTTAGACGAGGTACTACCACTCAGAATAATGCGTTCACTGGCGCAGTAGGCGAGTTGACCTATGATACTGAAGTTAAAACACTTAGAATCCACGATGGCGTAACTGCTGGTGGTGGTTCTATTGCGTTAACTACAAATGCAACGCAGACAGTTCTGAATAAAACGCACAGTACTGGTTCTGTTTGGAATGGTAGTCCAGTGTCATTGCAATATGGCGGAACTAATACTGCCATTACACCTGTCGCTGGTGCTGTTGCCTATGGTACTGCTACAGGTATTAATTTATCTGCTGCAGGAACTTCTGGACAAGTTCTTATTTCAGGTGGTTCTGCTGGTCCATCTTGGATTAACTCAACTGGTCTACAAACAGGTACTGCTGTTAATGCTACATATGCCACTAACGTGGCTGGTGGTTCTGCAGGACAGTTAGTTATTCAGCAAGACTCTTCTTTAACTACATTCATTACTGCTGGCGCATCAGGAACATTCTTGAAGTCGAATGGTGCTGGTTATGCTCCAGGATGGGCGACTGCTGACGTTACAGTTGGTTCTACTGTTATTTCTCTTGGTAGTTCTTCTACTTCCTTAGCTGGTCTTGACATTATTGCTGCAACTGGAACTAGCCACTGGACAATTCCAGTTGGTACTACTGTTCAGAGACCTGCTTCTCCAGCAGTCGGTATGATTCGTTATAACTCTACTCAATCTACATTCGAGGGATATTCTTCTGGTGCTTGGTCGTCACTTGGTGGTGTTAAATCAGTTAATGCATACACCTATATTCTTGCAGAAACTTCTGCGGGTGCAGCTAACGGAGATTTAGATTTCTACGTGCAAAATGCTGGCACAAACGGATCTGTATATGCAGGTAAATGGAATAGAACTTCTCTTAATGTTAAACTTACAACAGTATCAAGTTCTACAACAACAGGTGCTTTAGTCGTTGATGGTGGTGTTGGTATAGCTGGCGCAGCTAACGTAGGTGGAAATTTAACTGTTTCAGGTAACTTATCTGTTTCTGGTACTACAACAACTACAAACAGTCAATCACTGACTGTTACAACTCCACAATTATATCTTGCTTCTGATAATGCTGGAAACTCAATCGACATCGGTGTTATTGGTGCTTATGTTTCTAGTGGAAGCAAAAAAACAGGTTTAGTTAAACAAGCATCTTCTGGTGAGTGGAGATTGTTCTCCAACACTACAGCTGCTCCAGGAAACGTATATGACTTCACTGGTGCAACATATGATAATCTACGTCTTGGTGGTATTATCGGTACTGGTAACTCTAGTATCGGTGGAACATTGGGTGTTACTGGTGCAACAACTTTAAGTTCAACATTAAGCGTATCTGGAACATCTACAATAGCTGCTCTTTCTGCAACATCAGGAAGTTTCTCAAGCACTTTAGGTGTTACTGGCGCAGCAACTTTCTCTAGCACTTTAACAGCTTCTGGACAAATTACTGGTGGTTCTTTCCAAACTTCTTCTGACGCAAGATTAAAGTCTAATATTCAAGACTCATCATATGGTCTTTCTGAAGTTTTGCAATTACGTTCTGTTCAATATGACAGAAATGATAATCATGAAGTTGGTTTAATTGCACAAGAAGTGGAAGCAATTCTACCTGAGTTTGTTGGCGAAAGCGATGGATACAAAACTGTTAATTATTCGCAAATGGTTTCTGTTTTAATTAAGGCAGTTCAAGAACTTTCTGCAGAGGTTAATGCACTAAAAGCCAAACTAGGAGAGTAAAATGGCAGTAGTAACTTCTAGACAGGGGTTGAGAGAATACTGTTTAAGAGCATTAGGTGCTCCAGTATTAGAGATCAACGTAGATGACGATCAGTTAGAAGATCGCATCGATGAAGCGTTAGAATATTGGAAGCAATATCACTACGATGGTATTGAACGAGTATATCTAAAGCATACTGTCACAGCAGCTGATATTACAAATAAGTATATTCCTATTGCAGATGCAGTATATGGGATTACACGTGTAGTTCCTGTATCACAGACATCCTCATCTAAAAGTCTTTTTGATATTCAATATCAACTTCGTTTACACGATCTTTACGATCTGACATCAACATCTATAATCTATTACAAAACTGTAATGTCGCACATTGCATTGTTGGATATGGAATTAAATGGTCCACAGATGTATAGATTTAATCGTCTTCAAAATAGATTACACATAGATTTAAAATGGGGTACTGATGTAGTTGAGGGTGGAATTATTGTTTGCGAAGCATATCGTGCTTTAGACCCAACTGAGTTCTCTAAAGCATGGAACGAATCGTGGTTAAAAAAATATGTTACTGCTCTATTTAAAAAACAATGGGCAACAAACATTAAAAAGTTTTCAGGAATTCAGCTTCCAGGTGGTGTTACTTTGGATGGCGATAAATTGTATGACGAAGCAGTAGGAGAAATTAAAGAGTTAGAAGATGAATTGCAAAATAAATCTGCTCCGCTCGAGTTTTTCCTAGGATAACATGACTACAACTAATGTTTATTTTTCTCATGGAACTAAGAATGAGCAGCATCTAGTAGAAGATCTGATCATTGAGTCTCTGCGCATTTATGGTCAAGAGGTTTTTTATATTCCAAGAACTTTAGTTTCAAAAGATGATGTGCTGGGCGAAGATCGCCTATCAGAATTTAAAAGTGCATTTCCAGTTGAAATGTATTTTGAAAACGTAGATAACTTTGCTGGGCAAGGTGCGTTCATTCAGAAGTTTGGTTTAATGATGGAACAGTCTGCAACTCTTGTAGTTGCAAGACGTCGTTGGGAACAATTTATTGGTCGCTATGGTGCAACTATTCTTCCCAATCGTCCATGCGAGGGTGATTTAATTTATTTCCCATTATCAAAGGGATTGTTCGAAGTTAAGTTCGTTCAACACCAAGATCCATTTTATCAGCTTGGCAAGTTATATGTATATAAACTACAAGTTGAATTGTTCCAATACAGCTCTGAGCGTATTGATACTGGTCTTGCAGCTGTAGATACATTTGAATCATTAAAAACATTCAGTACGAATACCACAAGAAGTGCGTTTGGATATGTTAAATCTATAGAAGTAACAACCCAAGGATCTGGATATACAACAGCTCCAACTGTTGTAATTACTTCTGGAACTGGTACTGGTGCAACAGCAACTGCTGTTCTGGGTAGTGGTTCTACTGCAAATAAAGTTATTCGTGTAGACGTAACCAATGGTGGAACTGGATATCAAATACCACCTGCAATAGCATTTACTGGAGGTGGCGGAAGTAATGCTGCAGCAACTGCTGTAATTGAAGCTGATATTGACAAACCCGATTCTTTTGGCGACAATAACACCTTTAAAGAAGAAGCTACAGATATCTTATTTTCAGAAAATAATCCTTTCGGTGATGTGGGTGTATAATGTTAAATAATCAAGTTTACTATCACGGAATTATTCGCAAAAGCATTGTAGCGTTTGGTCGTTTATTCAGCGACATTTATATTGATCGCAAAGAAGGCGATTCTGTAACAGGAACAACAGTTCAACGTGTTCAAGTTCCATTGGCTTATGCGCCAAAAGAAAAGTGGCTGGTAAGAATTGAACAAGACCCAGAGTTAAAGAATAATACATATACAACTTTACCACGTATGTCTTTTGAGATTACTGGTTATACATACGATGCCACAAGAAAAATTAACCGCATGCAAAAAATTACATGTGGTTCAGCATTAGATTCTATGAGTTATGTTTATACCCCTGTGCCATATAATATCGATATATCTTTATATGTATTAACTAAAACTCAGGAAGATGGATTGCAAATAATTGAACAGATCCTTCCAACATTTACACCTGAATATACACTTGCAGTTAAAACTGTTCAGGATATGAATATTGTTTTAGATGTTCCTATTATCTTAAATAGTGTTTCTGTTCAAGATGATTACGATGGCGACTTTCAGACTCGTCGCTTCGTTACACATACTTTAAACTTTACATTGAAAACTAGCTTGTTTGGACCAGTTTCTGGACAAGGAGTTATTACTCAAGTTAATGCCAATGTTGGTCAGAATGAAAACTTTAGTAACCCAAATAGAGTTTATGTTGCTGAGGGTGATCCTGCAACTGCAACAATTTCCCAAGAGAATTGGGAAGATAATTTTTAAATATGGTTAAAATTTATAATGCTAATGCGAATTTAAAAGCTGCTGGTGTAACAGTTCAGTTCACACCAGAGAATGTTCAAGAGTATTTAAAATGTCGTGATGATCCAATCTATTTTATAGAAACATATTGTCAGATTGTTTCTCTTGATAAAGGGTTGATTCCTTTTAAATTATACGATTGCCAAAAAGACAAAGTTAAAGTTATTCATGAGAATCGAAGAGTGATTCTTATGGAGGGTCGCCAGCAGGGGAAGACTACTACTTCCGCTGCATATATCCTTTGGTATACTCTGTTTCAAGATAATAAGACTGTTGCTATTCTTGCAAATAAAGCAACTGCAGCTCGAGAAGTTTTATCTCGCTATCAGTTGATGTATGAAGGATTGCCACTTTGGTTGCAACAAGGTGTTACCACTTGGAATAAGGGTGACATTGAATTGGAGAATGGTAGTAAAGTATTTACTGCTGCAACGTCAGCTTCAGGTATTCGTGGTAAATCTGTTAACTTACTATATGTTGACGAAACTGCGATTATCCCAAATACAGTTGCTGAAGAATTTTTTACGTCAGTTTACCCAACTATTTCTGCTGGTGAAACAACAAAGATTCTTTTAAGTTCTACGCCACTCGGTTATAATCACTTCTGGAAATTCTGGAATGATGCTGAAAATGGTAGAAATGGTTTTGTTCCATTATTCATTCCATATTGGAAAATTCCAGGACGTGATGAGAAATGGGCAGCTGAGCAGAAAGCTATGCTCGGTGAGTTAAAATATAACCAAGAGGTTTTATGTAAGTTCTTAGGTTCTAGTTTAACTTTAGTCAATGCTGATGTTATTGCAAAGATGTCTGTTGCAGTTCCAGTATTCAGCAAAGATGGTTTAGATCTATATGAAAATCCGCAAGAAGACCACACTTATGTGTTGGTGGCGGATACAGCGAAAGGTGTTGGTGGAGATTATTCTGCTTTCACTATTGTCGATATTACAGAAGTCCCATACAGACTTGTCGGTAAATATCGAAAAAATGATATTAGTCCATTGATGTATCCTAGTGTAATTTATCACGTGGCTACACAATTTAATCAAGCGTTTGTTTTGGTGGAAACCAATTCAAGCGAGCAAGTTCCATACATTTTGCATCATGAATTAGAATATGAAAATCTAGTTTTTGTGAATAGAAGTACAGGGTTCCAAACTGTTACTGGTGGTTTCGGTGGTGGTCAGACCCAACTTGGCGTAAATACTGATAAAAAGGTTAAAAGAACTGGTTGTCATAATTTCAAAGCGTTGGTTGAAGAAAATAAGTTAATTATACAAGACGCAGATATTATATCAGAAATTTCAACTTTTATTGAAAAACGCAATTCATATGAAGCAGATGAGGGATATCATGATGATATGGTTATGTCTTTGGTTCTGTTTTCTTGGCTAACTTCTACGAGTTATTTCAAAGACCTAAATAATGTAAACCTAAGACAAATTATGTATGAGAAAAAGATTAAAGCGATGGAAGAAGAACTTACCCCATTTGGTTTTTTTGACAATGGGGATACAAGAGAGAAACCACTACTGAACTTTTGAAATTGCGGTTTCAATAAATAAATTAGTGCTTTCAAGTGCTCCTCGAAGCAAAACAGAATAACATGTAATAAGGAGAATTACAATGCCTTTTCAACTTAGTCCTGGCGTTGCAGTTGTAGAAAAAGACTTTACCTCTATTGTACCAGCAGTTTCGACTTCTGCTGGTGCTTTTGCTGGAGTGTTCCAGTGGGGTCCAGTTCTTCAACCTGTAACCATTTCATCTGAAACCGAACTTGTTCGTCGTTTCGGAAAACCTGTTGCCGATAGTGCAGCATCTTTTTTCACAGCAGCAAACTTCTTATCATATACAAACAATTTATTGGTCGTTCGTGTTGATACAATCAATCACCGTAATGCTGTTTCTAGTCCATCTGGTACTGTAACTGCAATAACTTCAGTAGCTGGATCTGGATATACAACTGCACCTGTTGTAACGTTAAGTGCTCCACAAATTGCTGGTGGTGTGCAAGCCACTGCAGTTGCAAACATGGCTGGTAGCTCAGTAACTTCCGCAGCAGTTTCTGCTGGTGGTACTGGTTACACTGGAACACCTACTGTAACTTTCACTGCTCCAGCTGGTGGAACTGCTGCAACAGGTACTGTTCAAGTTACTGCTGGTGCTGTTACTGGTATTACAATTACTAGCGGTGGATCTGGATATACAACTGCTCCAACTGCAGTTATCACTGGTACTGGTACTGGTGCAACTGTTGGTGCGGTTACTCTCTCTAGCACAACAGTTTCTAGCATTACTGTTACTAATGGCGGATCTGGATACACTTCTGCTCCAACAGTTACATTAACTGGCGGTGGTGGCACTGGTGCTTCTGGAACTGCAGTTGTTGCAACTGGTGGCGTTAAAATTAATAACGAAAACGATTACCTAACATCTTTTGTAAATGGTGCTGGTGTTGTTGGCGAATTCGCTGCAAAATATCCAGGAACATTGGGTAACTCTTTATTAGTTTCTTTAGCTGACGCATCAAGTTTTGCTACATGGGCATACAAAGATGAATTTGATACAGCTCCAGGAACTTCTGATGCTGCAGCAAGCGTAGGTGGTTCAAATGACGAACTACATTTAATCGTTATCGATGAAGATGGTTTGTGGACTGGTGTTCCAGGAACTATTCTAGAAAAATATTCTTATGTTTCAAAAGCTGGCGACGCAAAGAAATTTGACGGAACTAATAACTACTACAAAGACGTAATCAATTCTCGCTCACAGTATATCTGGTGGATGGATCATCCAGCTACTGGAACTAACTGGGGTAATGATGTAGCAGGAACATCATTCGCTAACTCTGCATCTGTATCTCGTTCTCTATCAGGTGGTCTTGATGATTTCACTGCAACTGATGGTCAACGTATCACTGCATGGACTATTTTCTCTGATGATGCAACTTATGACATCTCATTAATTCCAGCAGGTAAATGTTCTGTTGCGGTTGCCAATGCTATCATTGATATTGTAGAAACTAGAAGAGATTGTATGGCATTCTTCTCTCCAGAAGATACTGATGGTTCTATCATCACTAGCGCAAATAGCCAAGGAACTGCCGTAACTAAAATCATTGCATATCGCAATGCATTGACAACTACTTCTTATGCAGCTTTAGATTCTGGCTATAAGTATCAATATGATCGTTACAACGACAAGTATCGTTATGTTCCACTAAACGGCGATATCGCTGGATTGTGCGCACGTACTGACTACACTAACGACGCATGGTGGTCTCCAGGTGGTTTGAATCGTGGCCAAGTTAAGAACGTAGTTAAGTTAGCAATTAGTTTAGACAAAACAGATCGTGACAACCTATACAAGAATGGCGTAAACCCAGTTGTTACTTTCCCAGGAGATGGTACTGTATTGTTTGGCGATAAGACATTATTGGCTAAGCCATCTGCATTCGATCGCATTAACGTGCGTCG